TACGCCTGCCATCTTATCCTCACAGCAGTTTAATCCCCGAAGTCAAAGTCTTGAGCTCCAGAGTCCACTCCCGAAGCTCTTTTGTCCAGCCATGCACAAGCCTGTTGGCATAATCCGACTGGTTCTCAATAATCACATAATAGCATCTTGCCTTGTATCCAGCCTGATAGCAGTCGCTCGCATCATCTGGAATAATGATGAATTTTCCGCCATTCTGCTGGACTCGGATAAGGAATAATTGGAGCTCATCGCGGTTATTGACATCATTAATATTCTTAAAAGTGAGCGTGAAATGTTCTGCATAGGAATAATAGGCAGCCCAGTCCTGCCCATAATAGGTCTTCTGATTGCCTGTAAAGAACATTGGGCCGTCTGCACGCCCTGGCTGCAAATGGACGTTATCCCCGAACTTGCACCACTCGCTCAAGACGACTTCCCCTGCCTCGACATAGCCGTCTGGGTTCGCAATATCGATGAAATCAAGCCTATAATATTGCGAAGTCACATCTATTTTCTTGCAGGAGTTCTCGAATATATTCTCATACTTATCAGAGCAAATTCCATCAGACAGAATTCTATCACGCAAATCGATAGTCCACGCAGGAGCGGCTTCCCAGTCGCAACCACCAGATCCTAGAGATTCGCAGCCATCGGCACAGCCTTTCAAGGCAAATCTTTCCGGGCTGGTAGTCAAGTTATGATTGAATACTCCAACAAATGTGACATGAGGAGTAGACCCGCTTCCAGTCCCCATGTCGATACATATCCATTCCGGATTGCCCGCAGAACCAACGCCCTCGAATCTCAGAGGCAGGGACGGCCTGGTATTATAGATGTTATACATTTCGTAGAATGGGCTGACATGGGAGCTCACAGAATCAAGAGTGTCCTCATCGATATAATTCTCAATGACATATGCTATAGACATTTTATGCTACCCCCATGATTTCTTTCAGCTTTGTCTTTCTCGACCCAGTCTCCAAAAGTGTCATCAAAGCTGGAAGCACTTCTTTCTGAACATGCTTTCTAGTGAAGTTAGGATCGACTTGATTATTGAAATGGAATACCGGTTGTAGACTTATATTTACATTGGTATTTCTAGTAATACCTGGAGTTCTCATTTCTGGAATAAATGATTCTACCGCTCTTGATGGCACTATATATTCAGGAGCTGATGGCGTTCCATGAGCCATGACTAATTGAGGCGATGTTATTACTGCTCCAAATTGAGCGCTTGTAGCTCCAGATAAATTTTTATATATAGCATGAAGATTCTCATTTGCAACATCAAGCTTCTTGTTTACCGCATTTAGTTGTATCCAGTTGATATCCTCAAGAAGCGTATTCGTATAGCTGAGATCTGCGCCCTTCTTGAATAGGCTAAATATTGCGGCGACCGCAAGCGCTACAATCGCTAAGGTATTTACCGTACCAAGTAAAGAGCCAGCAGCCGAAGCTGTTGTTGAGATCACGCTTGATGCACCAGTGGCGGCGCCCCCGATTCCTTTCGTTATTTCACTACCGATATTTGTTACGCTTGAAAGAATATTTTTAACGAATTTGGTTGTCCAATCTGCGACCATATCGACTATCATTCCGATAAATGAGCTCTTGATATCGCCCCATAATCCTGATAAAGCATCGTTCAAATCAGAACCAGTCGTTAATATGCTCCCTGCGAAATTGCCGAAGGATGTGCCTAAATCAGTGCAAAGGTTGCTCCAGTATGGGTGAAGTTCGTCCCAGGATTTCTCAACAGCTTTTTCAGTTTCTTCTCCCTTAGCTTCCATTTCATCCCATGTTTGAAAGAACCCACTCTTCAATTCGCTCTGTAAATTATAATTGAATCCGAGAAACTTTTTGCCTGCTGGAATTGCCGTATTTGTTATCACGGTTGCAACTTGCTCCAAGCTTTGAATTACAGGTTTAATCCCAAAATCCTTTAAAGTGATAAGTGATTTTTTCTGCTCATCGATAATTTCTTTATGTTTTTTCCCATATTCAATCTGAGCTTTCTGAAGTTCAACCCCTTCTTTTCCTTTCCTGATAGCCATCCCAAGTGCAGCATAATTGTCATTGTATTTGTCTTTGAGGTTATGAATTTCTTTCGCTGTAAGTCCTGCGGCACGACCTATCTCAGTAAGCTGCTTATAATGCTCTGTTTCGCTCATTATCGCTGTCATTTCAGCATCGGCAAGCGATTTCTGGGCTTCTATAAGATTGTTTATAACATTATATGCAACAACGGCAGCCGCCGTGACCAATCCGAGCGGACCAAGAATCGCATGAATACCCATAGCTATAGCTGGCAAGGCTGCAATTATCCCTGGCAGCATCATTGTCAATGGTCCGAGAACGGTCAGTAAAGCACCTATCCCAAGAGTCGCTTTCGCTATTATGCCTGTGAGTTTCGGATGCTCCTTAATCCAAGCTCCAACCTTAGCAATAGTTTCGCTCAAGTCCTCAGCCAGTTTAGACAATGCTGGGGCAAGGTTTTCAGCTATAGATATTGTTACGCCACGCAAAGCCGAAGATAATGTAAGCTGTGCATCAGCAAGCCTTGCAGCCTTCTCGGCTGCTTCCTTATCGAATACTATACCAAGCTCATGGGCTTTTTTTCGCAATGCCTCCATGCCATCAACACCTAGATTGAAAAGCGGGAGTAGTTGCGTTCCAGCCCGCCCGAATATATCCTGAGCTGTCGCCGCCCTGATTGTTGGGTCTTCTACTTTCGCAATAGCTTCAGCTATCGTTAGGAATTGCTGTTCTGGATTGAGATCTTGTAAATCCTTAACTGAAACTCCTATTCTGTCAAAAGACCTTATATACGTAGCCATGCCATCACCAGCATCAACGATGGTTTTCGCCATCCGCTTGACGCCTTTCTCAAGACTCTCAATATTAGCTCCACTTATCTCTGCGGCGTATCTCAATTCCGAAAGCGTCTCGGCTGCGAATCCTGTGCGTTTTGACATCTTATCAATCTGATCACCTGCGGTAACATACTTCTTTATCATCAACCCCATAGAGGCAACGATAGCTCCACCAGCTACCGTCATGGCCATACCCATTTTCTTAAAGCTGGCAGAGTTCTTTTGTATAGCTCCACCAAGAGTTTTCTGGTCTTTTGCTACATCTTTGACAGATGCAGACCATTTGGATTTATCTAAAACTAATTTAGAAGTTATACTACCTGCGTTCCATCCGCCTGCCATTTTAATTCTCCTCAGCACTTATCAGCCTCAAAGTCCAGATGAGCTTGTCCCTACCTTCTTTTGTCAAGTTAGGGTTCTCCAACTGCCTCTGAAGCCGATGCTTTGCAGATTCTCTCATCCAGAAATCCTCCTCACGGAAGTCCAGATTATATAATTCCAAGCCGGGAAACTGGCCCGGGAACTCAGCAGCAATTATTGCTAGCTTTTGTCTCCAGGCCCTTTCACGTTTTTTTCTTCTTCCGGCTCTGCTTTAGTTGGGTTTACAATCGCCTCTATAATCTTATTGTTTATGTCTCCGACTTCTTTAATATGTAGTTCATATAGTGTTTTCATAGGAACACCAAATGCAAAATGAGCCTGCTCGTATGGAGCATTGACGTCGCCCTCTTTAGCTTTCTGGCTGAATTTGAATATTTTATCAATTACATCTTTCGTCAACTTCCTGCAACAATATGCTTTGTTATCAACCTCAATCTCAAGTGGTCTATAGAGACTTTTCGTAGTATGCAGTACAAGTTTTTTCAATTTACGTTCTCCTCTAGGCTTAACATATCCCAGTTATCGGAGTTGAGCCTGATTCCATGCCCTCTGTGCCATATTCGCCACAATAACCTGAATCCTGGTTCGGGAATATTTTGAACTTCATGAGATGCACTCTCTGTGTTCCTCTATCCCATCCCAAATCAATTGTGCGGTATGGATAGCACTTGTAGAGCAATGTCCAATGTGCTGGGTCTGTATCAACGACATTATTGCAGATCGGAGCAATAACTATCTGTTTCGCATTCGCATACATATCACAGCCAGCTACATTATTGAGCGTGATAATCTGATTCTTAGATCCACCTTTCCTGCCCAGAACATCATAAGCAATGCTATTCTCAAGCTGGGCAATAGTTGAGCGGGTCATTGGAACGGATAGCTCAGTGATCGTGCCTTGGAAAACGCCGTCAACTGGAGCATCGCCGTAATTCTCTTCTTGTGCATCAGCCACGTGATCTTCCATAGTCAGACTAATTGTACCTAATACTGGGCTCAAGGTTACAGGCGTTCCGTCATAGTCCCAGACCACCTCGGCAGGTCCAATGTCACCTATTGCAAGTTTCGCCATTTTTCTTTACCTCCATAAAAAATTTATTTCAAAGGCTAACAAATTGCCTTCTCCATCCTAAATATAAAATTACAACTAAACACAAAATTTTTCTTGGCATCAGGATTCTGTATCGGAGCTGGCACAGATATAGCATCGATAACCATAGCAAGCCAGTTCGGACCGCCGGCCACAACTGGCAAGTCAATCCCCGCAGTTCCATAAGTATTCACATCCTGATGCAGTAATGTGTATATGTCCATTGCGTCCTTGCGAGCCTGAAAATAATTATCAGCCTGGCTATAGATTTGTATGGCCTTCTCAATCATATCCGGCTGCTGATTATCCACTGCCCCGCCCGCATTCTCAAGCACAGCAACATATCTCTGATTAGTTAAACCAGATGGAATTTTAGCGCCTGCTACATTCTCTATCGGAATATGGCCGGCAAATAGATTAATATCAATAGTCAGAGCTGGTGCAGTCCACGTTATAAGCGGGTCTAAAGGAATGTGATTCTGGATATAAGTCGTTATCTCTCTTATCATTTGGCCTCACCAAGTATTTCATCCGCTGCTATCTTCATATACTTCTCTTTATTACGTATTAGCTTCGATTCCAAGTATTTCGGTCCGCTATCAGGCTCAGTAAAATTATTAGAACTTGGCATTTCATGTACTGCTGCTGAATAGTCTGCTGTGAATCCAGCTTCGACCGATATGTCAGGCCTCAAGACCGGCTCTTCTACTTTCTGCGTCCTTCTCAAATTACCAGTCTTCTTGGGTGCTGTTGGCCTCTCCAATATCGCATCTCTCAATAGATGTGCTGCCGACTTCTTAAGCCCTCTAGCTCCAGCAGACGGTATGGCGGTAGTAACAATCTTCATGAACTTCTTATCGAAGTCTGAAAAATCAACCGAAAATCCAGTCTTATCAGCCATAATTCTCTATAACCTCAATAAATTTTGAATTTCCTACGCTTGGAAGGAACATTCAAGCTTTAAATGCTTTGAGCGTTTAAGCGCAGCAAGTTTTAGACTTTCGCCTTAATCCTCTTAACTAAAAATTAAGGATGAGAGCAGAGACCGCATAGCAAAATTGCACGTTATCATTAGCATCTCATCCTAATTTCCATATATCATAAATTTACATAATCCCAGCTCATTTGTCAATATTTAATTATGCTATCCATACTTCCGTATGATGTATCGCTGTTGAATTTTGAGGTCTCGTAATCATGATTATCGGATGCTTTATCTTCGACGCATCCTGCGGACCAGTTATCCGGACCTTCATCATATGGTTGATCATCTGGGCTGGCTTGAAGAACAGCTTTGCGAATGACAGTACTTCCTCTCCCTGATAGTTCCGGATAAGCTTATTCGTATACATGATCCGGCAGACGACATTCGGAATCACCGCCTCTGCCGTTTCACCCCATGCGATTGTTGTTATGGTTATCAAATCGACTTTGTTTATTAACAGGCTATTGTATGACATTTTTTTGCCTCTTATCTATTACTATTAAATAATCACATTGTTTTCTTCTTATATCCTCTGGTTTAGTAATTATCTTGGAAATGGACACAGAGTAAGGTTTGCATAATTCAATGAATTCTCCTACATTATTATCATCCCAGAAATTAACATGTTCTGGGCTATAAAAAGATTTCTTAAAGGGAACAGTCAAAATTAATCTGATTTCTGTCAATTTCAATAAGTTTGCCAGAGCCTTTCTATAATCCTTCAGATGCTCTAAAACCTGGCTACATATGACAATGGGAGCAGACGCTATGGGAAAACTTGATAAATCAAAGATGTCTGCCAAATGAAAAGTCAATTGCTTATTATCCTTCCAAGCATTCTGTCTTTTAATATCAATAGCATAAACTCTATAACCCATTTTTGCAAGATGATAATCTATTCTGCCTTTCCCACAACCAACATTCAGGACTAATTTTTTACAATCATATAAAGAAAAAGCATCTATAATAACAATATCTTTCATATTAATTTTTTCCATTGCTTTTTTCTACCTCCTTTAAGATGTAAGATAACGGCTTCTTTGCTTGGTAATGTATATTTATTCCAATGCAAAGGCAAAACACGATAGCCCTTAATGGTATAAATCTTTCCAAATGTTACTTCATCAACAGTAATAATTTCATTCAATGATGCTTGATCATTCCACCATGTATCTTGCCAACCTTGTTGTTTCAATCCTTCTGGACAGAACCCTGGAGATAGTATATATGAAGACATGCTATGCAACCAATCATAGCAGAATTTTATTATACGGTCTGGTCGTCGATTATTTAATAACACTAATCCGCTACAATAATCATGCCTACCATATTTATTAATACATTTACTACGATATACAGCGCCAACATCCCAATCACCATTAAAAATTTCTATTATCGGCTTCAATAATATATGATCAGCATCAAGAATTATTATAGGGCGTTTAACTATAATCTTTTTAACTTCGGCAAAAATCATAGAATACATAGCAATAGAAAAATTCGTTTCAGCTCCTGGTTTAGATTGATGCAAATGAATGCAATCGCCACAATTAAGTTTTTTAACTTTATGGCAAAGCTCATTCGCCATGCTATTAAATGGTTCCAATTCATTTGAATAAGTAATGTATAAAGGCTTCATTTTTTCTCCAAAATTATAAATCCTCCTTTTTTATTTTTTGCATCAAAAAAAAACTCTATAATTCGATATTCGTCAAAATTAATATTTTTTACTTGATTATCAATCCAACTCTTTATTTGTGTTTTACCTCTTAATCCAAAAATTAAAATACATTTACTTTCCAAAAAAGGATAAATGTCTATTAAAAATTGATTAAAAGACCAATGAAATCCCAATGCGGCAAAGCTATAAACTAAATCGGGTTTGCAATCTAATTCTTTCCATGTATGCTTCTCAAGATTAAATAATTTTAAATTCTCAATCTCATTCGCTCTACAAAACAATTCTGTTGCTTTTAGAGAATTATAAAATTCTTTTTCCCCATTTCTTATCCCTGATAGCTGTATTTCACCTGAATTCCCGTCAGCCTCTATAAATAGAGTATCTGTCCAATTAAAATATTTGAAGAAAAAAACGCTCGCACGCCCTATTCCCGAACCCATATCCAATGCTATTTTAGGCTTTAAATCTTTTAAGTATTTTTCTATTTTCTCAATCTCTATCAAATGATTATAAAGTCTAATCTCATCGTTACATTGAAGCCTCATATATTTTTTCACACTCTCAGGGAATACAATCTTTATCTCTTTTTTATTAATCATATTTAGTTTTTCCCAGTTTCTTTTTCAATTTGAAAGGCAAATCCAATAGTAGGCCCATAACTTCCTAATTCTTTATTAGGAATATTATTTTCGCTATAAATATATTGATATGGATACCAAGTAGCCTTTTGTTTAATATCATATTGAGATTCGTCCTTATCAAGCCATGAATATTCTTTAACGAACCATTTCTCGTCAGTTAAGAACTGCCCTAATTCCCACTTGTCAAACTCAATTCGTCCTTCTTGATAATAAAGCTCTCCTTTTTTCCCAAGAAGGCAATCTGTTTGAAATCTTCCTATTGTTACAGACATATCATGTATTGCTACCATTAAAATATTTGGTAAAGGAAGAATCTTTTTTGCAATTATACAAAGGGAAAGAATCTATAATCGAAATGTCTCTTATGTCTAATAGCTTCATGTCCTTTTCATTGCGTTATTTTTAATAATTTATATTCTTTCAATATTGTTGTCTTTTTGCATTTTTTATATTTTTGTTATGCTTATAATAACTCTGCGAGCTCCGAATCTTTTAATGCTTTTTATATCAACAATTTCACCATATCTCTGCCTTATCGCAAAATCAGAACTAAAGCATCTTACATGACTACTCCCAACATTAGCCCAATTTGGAAGAGAAAATATAAATGGAATATTTGACCTCAGGTTTTTGATAACATCAAAATCCCTTTCAATGTGCTCTAAAACTTCTATGACCAAATAAGCATCATATTCACCTTCATAATTCTTTTTATCCAAAGCATTCCCAACCCATACATTATCTAATTTATTATATTTTTTACAGATATTAATAGCTACAGAACTAAAATCAAACCCATGACACGTAAGACCACTATCCCGACAGAGCGAAAGAAGTGTTCCTATTCCACATCCAATATCAAGCACGGTCTTTACTTTAAGTCGTTTCAATTCATTAATAACATATTGATGTCGAGGTATCATTTCGGGTTTCTTCCATCCCGTTTTATTAAAATTTTTGTCATAAAACAATGCAGGTCGTTCTATATCTGGCATTTAATACCTCATTTTATTTTCCTTATATCCTCAATATATCGCCAAGGATGGCTGTCTAATACTTCAGGATGTTTTCCATTATAAATATTAACATTGCTGGGATCGCCTCCTAATATAAAAGCGATAGTATCTCTGTACTTTAAAAAATCATCATCATTTTTCCATTTAATGTTCATCCATTTCTTGAATCGTGTTCTTGAACTTTCTGTTCCTTTCTCAACAGACATAATCCAGCGAGCATTCATTCTTTCGGATTTCTTAACGGAAGTATAATGAAAAACAATGATCTCTGATTGTATTGGCATATCTTGATAGCGTGTGCTATTTTCATAACACAAATTAACAATTGGCGTATAAAAACATCCTTCTGTAATCCTGTCAAATCTATGTCCAGGCCCTCGAATAAGATTGAATCTAAAATTATATGTAAAAAATCTTTCCCTAAAATTCACTCTGTCCTGTTTTGTAGTTTTAAGAATATCTCTTACTTTTTCTAAATCCTTTTTAAACCAAAATCTATCATCATCCCATCGAACTAACCAATTTCCCGGCTTCCATGATTTAAAGGAACTGTTTATTAAATTCCATATCTTGCATTGAACTAAATCATATCTTTTCCCTTCTAAGCCATATTTCTTATAATCAAAATCTAATACTTTTAGCTTTGAATGTTTTAAAGAATTTAAATATTCAACTGTTCCATCAGTAGAATGTTTCGGATATTGCCTTGAATGACAACCCTCAACTACAATTACTTCATCACAAAAATCCAGTGCTTGTTTTAATGAATATTTAAAGAATTCAAAATTATTCCACGTTGTCATCCCACCCAATATTTTCATAATTTTCTTATATCTTCAACGTGTCGCCAGGGGTGATTATTTAGTATTTCAGGGTGATTGCCTTCATATCTATGCAAATTAAATTTGCCTGAATAGCCTGAATATTCTTTTCCATTTTCCAATTTGAAATTATCCCAATTTTTATCAAACCAATTCAGCATATTCGGATACATCCCAGATGTTTTCATTCTTATGTGCATTCTCTCTTGCGGTTTTAGCCAGCAATAATGATAATGACTATTTTTGGGAAACGTTATTATATGTTTGCCTGGATTTACGTAATGATGGGTAGGCCTAAAATGAAGTCCATTAATTTTTTTAACAATAACAAAGCGTGGCTGTATTTTACCAAAATCAAATCGCCACTTAAAACTAAACATAAATCTATAGCCAAGTGTATTAATAATATCAATTTTATTTTCTCTCATTAGTTCGTTTACTTTTGTAATCCATTCATCAGTAAAAAATTCATCTGCATCAAGATGAATGAAATAATCTCCAATTTTACAATCATCAAGTGCCAGATTAAAATTAGCACATTGATTTTTTCTATAATTATTATATTTTCTTATAGTTTTGATAATTTTTATCTTCTTAGGATACTGCTTCACTTTATCATTTATAATGTCTAATGTGCCATCATCAGATCTTTCTGGAATATCAGGGAAGGCAACGAATTGAGATCCCTCGCAAACAATTAGCTCATCGCAGAAATTCATGGCTTGTTCTATCGCATAGCCAATCCAATTGACTTCATTAAAAACTTGTATAAACCCTACTTTCATTTCATCATGCCTTTCTGAGCCATGCAGTAGAAAGACTTCCTGTCATCTTGGAAGGAAGAAATTTTATATCTTCTTCTATTAGATTGTTTATATAATCTACAGTAGGCTTGACGTCCAATTTTAGGCCATAATCATGCATAAACATAAAGCCTTTTGAGCATAATCTATTATAGGAAAACATAATATCCCATGCTACTGTAGGATAATAATGACCTCCGTCAATCCATATTAAATCAAACGTGTTGGGAAGCTTTAGAAATGGCAAAAAGAAACTATTTTTTTCGATAAAAATAATATTATCTTTGCTTATATTTTTCTTGAAATATTCCATATTTTCTTTGCATTGACCCCGCCATGCAAATGCTTTATAATCATTATCATCCTTGGGAATATCAATTGTATAGATTGTTGCATTTGGGAATAATACAGATAGCGCAGCAGTTGTCTTTCCTAGGCCAGTCCCAAGTTCAAGAATATTTTTTGCAGCTTTCAATAGGCATGAAACAACAGAAAAATAAAGCAATCGCCAGTTCCCCGGTCTGCTCCCATTCTCATTAAAATATCCGCCTCCATCTGCTGGGAAAATCCCTCGAAGTTTGCTCTCTGCTTCTTCCAGTCCTATACCAAAATCAATACAGAACTTAGTTGCCATGTCTAAATTACTCAATTACTTTCTCCCATCTCTTAGCAAATTTGGAAACTGTAAATTCAGAAATCAGAGGACGGCATCTCTCTACTATTTTCCTCTGAAGCTGTTTATCACTCAATAAATAGCGTAACTTCTCTCTCATGTCTTCAACATTATCCTTTTTATGATAGAGTACATTGTCTCCATATATCTCTTTGAATACTTCTAAATCATTCAATAAAACTGGCACCTTACAATATAGAGCCTCAATCGGAGTCATGCCCCAACCCTCAAAAATAGAAGGTGATACTAAAATTTCTGACTCTTTCAGAAGTTTGATTTTAACTTTATTTTCCCGATTACAATAAAAATCAACATCAACATTTAATTTATGAGATAATTCCTCTAATTTTTTGTATCTACCAATGCCAATACAAATAAATTTTCGATCTATTCCTTTCATCGCTCTAATCGAAATATCAAATCTTTTATTGGGAGCAAATCGACCTATTTGAATAATATGCCCTTTTTTTGAATCTATATGAATTGAATCCAATTCTTCAGTATCTATATAAAAATAAATCTGGTCACTATCTATATTGAACTTTTTTTTCAGTATTCTTTGAGTATATTTGCTTGCACTAATTACTTTATCGCATTTTCGGAGATTCAGAATCGATTTTTTAACATACGCTTCTCTTCTCTGATTATTTTGAATTTCATTATCTGATCTGCACCATTCCCTCCAATTATAGGGAATGTCCCAAACCCAACATATTAGAGGCTTGTTGAAAATCTCCTTGGCTATCATCGCCTTGCTTAATTGAGACATGCTTCCGCAATATATTATATCCACATCCTTATCGCAACGGTTATGCAAGAATGTATAATCATTAATATATTTTTCAAAAAGAGAACTGAAGGCTTCGGGTGAAAAATGAGCTATTTTTTTATTTTTCATTACTATTCTTTTTTGCATACTTGATATAAAATGTTTTTGGTAACAATTGAAGTTTAGAGCCAATCCAAATTAGAAATTTATACCTTTTAAAAAGCTTATGATATGTCTCAAAATCTTGAAATGATTTTTTCGATTTTGATTTCATTATATTATCAAAATTAGAATATTTTTGTTTAATTTCCTTTAATATATTATTCGGCAAGTTTGGTTCTTTTTTTAGCATTTTTTCTGCTTTTTCCCTTGTTAATTGTCCTGAACGGACAAGGGCTGAATATTCGATAATTCTTTTGTCGATACCAAATTTTTTAGGAAGAAAATAGGATGATATGAATGCTGTATATTTATTTTCTAAATGATGACCACCATAATCTTCCCAATCTACATTTTCTCTTAAAACTTTCTTCGCATCGTCTTTTCTATAATCTATATAGTTTAATAATCTGATTTCCTTAATTCCCAAAAAACCCGCTTTTAATTGTTCTAAAACAGTAAGTAACGGGAAGCCTACAAGTGGTTTATTCCAGAATGAACGATAAACACTCTGAATATATTTTGCATCCATATAAGTCCATGATAGGGGGTTGCTTCCTTCAGTTCTAAATGAATGACCATTAAAAATAAACTTAATCCCAAATTGTCTTGCTACCTTTTTAAATATTGCTAACATTGCCATATCATTGGGTATATCAGCATCGCTTACGGAGGATTCAAAGAATGCTCTATTCAATTCATTATATGTTTTTTTCGGTAACTGGTATCTAATAAAATCCACATTTAAAAAATCCACAAGATTCCTCATGTTATTCTCTGCACATTTCGTATTCAATCGATTATCGAAATGAACAACAAGTGGATGCAGATTGAATTTCTTCACGGCTAAATATAATAAATATGAAGAATCACATCCTCCGCTTATTCCTATAAGGCAATCATATGATCTCCTCTTCCCTGTTTTTTTAATTTTTTTAATCAATTTTTGTAGTTTTATATTATCTATTGTATATTGTTTTTCAAATCTATCATGCATTCTACAATAGCTACACATTCCATCTTTAATGTCTGCGCCAGGAATACTTTTATCTATAAGACATCTATTGCATTTTAACATGGTAATTTTAAATCCTTAAATTCTTTTTTCAACTTATTAATTATTCCTTTCTTATCTTTGAAATAACCATTAAAACATATTTCCCATTTTTTATATAAGCCAATTTGGTTTTTATCTAGCTTACCATTATATCTTTTGATTTGGTAAGGATTAGTATTATATTTATAAAATTCTAATGATTTATTAGTTATTTTAGCACCAAAAAATTTAGCAATTCTATTTGCTTCTCTTTTGGGATTCAATATTAATTTTTCCATTCTTACTGCTAATATTCTTTCTGGAAATAATTTCACAATTTTGTTGTAAATTTCATGCAATTTTCTTACTGCAAAAATAGCTCCATCGGCTGTTCCGTCGGTAGATATTTTTTCCCAATACTTATCCCCACCATCAGAATGTTTTTGCCCTCTAACTATTTTAGACATGCATGTATCAATAGGTTCTCTAAAGGAAAAAATTAAAAATAAATCATGATATTCTTTCATTCGCTTTATTAAATTTTCAATTGTGAAAAGAGTTGGATTTACTCCCGGATTTGGGGTAACCAATTTTGTACCATAATTTTCAGGCAATGTTTCTCTTTTGAAGAAATTCCAATCTTCTTCCATTTGACGTGGACCATAATAAAATTTTATAATTCCCAATCCTTTGATTACTTCCTTTGTGATAGATGTTCCTCCTCTTCCAGTTCCAATTATTAATATTCTCATTTAAATTCCCATATAATCTAATGCTGATTTAATTCTATGAACGTAAGTTGCATTTTTATGAATCCATTCATAACCCCGTTCGGCAATTTTTTTTCTTTCTTCATTTTTCGGTAGCCAGAATTTAATTTTCTTTATAAGATCATTTGGTGAATTATAATAATCCAAAATTTTTTTGTGGCCTTCGCAAGGGAATATTTTATCTAAACCACCACCAGAATCAGTCAAGAGAAATCCCCCAGCACCAATAATTTTATAATCCCTTACGGATACTGAAGTGCGAATTTTTGCATTATTGGAGCCAGAACAACCCAAATTAATTTTCGATAATGAAACCATTTTATTATGTTCTTCATTATATATTCCAGTCCAATGTTTGAAATTTATTTTCATATTTTCTATAGGAATTAAATATTTATCTCTAAATTTATGATATGATCCAATTCGATCTCCACAAAACGAAACATCACAAGAATATTTTTTTATATCTATTTTGGTTATGATTTTTGGTCTATTATAAATCTCATCCTGCAATCCCTGCGGAAGCCAGAATGTATTTGGATTTAATTTTTTCCAATCATCAATAAGGTTTATGTCTACCACAAAATGAAAATCAACTAGTTTTATAAGGGGGAACAAAGAAGCCCAATTATCAATGCTTTTCCTTGCATCTGGATTCCACATGCAAATAATTGGATTGAACTTCTGTTTAATGTTTCTTATTTGATTAGTCACTTCTGGAGTTTTTGTACAGAAAACTAAATCACTCTTAAATTCTTGATAAGTTTCATATATTTTATTTGTCTGCAATCTGGCATCAACAGAAATAATTTCATGGCCTAATTGTTCAAAGGCATGCTTTATCGCTGGTCCAGTCTGACCATCAGCCATTGGAAAAACAAGAAAAACTTTCATACTGCCTTCTTTTTATAGTTCTTTATATACCATTCCCGATAGAATTTTTCTCTTATTTCCCTTGCCTTCTCGTTATGGAAAAGACAGCCGCTATCGCTTGATGATTCAAGATTTTTGTATCTCTTGGTTGGGACTACATATTTCGGAACGCCCGGGAAAACCTTCATTTGCCAATACAAGTCCTCAATCGGGGTCTGACAGCCTTTCAAATCGAACGCCAGATATTCTCTTGGCGAGAATGTGACAACTCCTACAAAATCAACTTTCTGGATTTGATTAACTTTATTCGATGCACAGAATGCGGTATTCTTATAATAACTTTCCCCATTGAAGCGCCTGCCTATCACTCCGCATATTCCTTTGGAGCCAGATTTGACCCATCCATTATGGAGATCATTGACAAATCCTGGCAACGGCATGACATCATCATCGGCCTTGATAACAAAATCCCCCGAAGTGAGAAGTGCAGCTGCATGGCGTGCTTTGCTTCCACAGTCAGGGATGATATATACTGTATTCACTGGTAGCGAGGTCTTATAGCCAGGGCCACAGTCGCAAAGCCAGACGTCAGGCGTTTCAGAAAGCCAGGCCTTCAAGATAGTATCCAAACCTCTGTACCGTCTGTGTGTCAAGACCACTACGCTAATATTCATGTTGCTACTCTCTGGATGCCGAATTCTTCGAGTATTCCTGGTGTTTTATCCTGTGGTATAGAATAACCCTGACCTGTTCTCTTGCCAATTTCAATCCCTTTCCTTCTCGGATCAATATGAAGATTCATCTTGTGGTCCAGACAGCAAACCATTCTGTCTTTGATTATTATTGGATTAAATCGATTCCTTACTTTCGTCAAATCACATCTGCAACGATCATAAAAGCTCTTTTTATTGAAAGTTCCAGGACTGTATTTTATGGCAATATTCGGTATTGACCACCTAACAAATGTTGACATTTTCCCTGTACGAATATCATATATATAGCCATTGCAGAACATGAGCATTGGGATGTCGTGCATGGGACTTAATATCTCTTTAGTTTTCCTCACAACATCTCTATGATATAGATCATCCGAATCAATCTTCAGGAAATATAGCGATTTGTTATTATTCTCAAGATATGAAATCTTTTTATTCTCATCAAACACAAAGTCAACAATATCCATTTCCGGATGCTTTGCTTTCATGGCCTTAACTTTCGGAGTAAGAATACTTTCCGATTCTTCCAAACAAGTCATCCAGACACGAAAATTATTGTCAGTCTGATTAAGCAAGGATCTGAGTGTATATCGCTGGAAAAGCTCTAGCCTATAATCAAGCCAATCAGGATTGGTATTGTTACCGAGATGAGGCATTTTCACATTAAACAATACCTGCACATAATAATCACATTTATTCATTATCGCCCCAAATCAATCCCTTTGCTTTACGTTCTAACGACATCTTTTGGTCTTTCCTTCTGAATATCCTGGCCTCTGCGTGAGTATTATCACTTTCTGATTTATAGAAACCCGGATGATAATGATTTATCCCAGCTTTTGTTTCAAAATGCAATTTCCCTAGCTTTACGGCTAGGCACTCGATTTCCTGGCATGAGAAATGGAAATATTTAGGATAGAAAAGTTTTTTCTGAGGGTAACGGCACAAAAATTTCTGACCGACAATGGCTACTCCAGCCTTGCTTTGTGAATGACCATTTGCTATTTTAAAGCCCACAACCCCATCTTCATCTGGAAAAATCTTCCGCATCTTCTCCGCGGCAATCGAAATCGAATTTGGCAAGAATTCTATATCATCAACCGCATAAAGCAGTGCGTCTTCTACGGTTTGGGTCACAAGATTACGACAGTAAACTGAGCCACTGTGATCGCGTACGAAAATTACCCGGTCTACTAAACCATTATTTGAAGTCAAGAGTTTGCGTGCCGTTTCTTTGTCTCCGTCGCATACAACAATAACATTAAGGATAAGTCCTGGGATTTGCTTTGGGATAGACTTCAAGCATCGCTGTAATTTATCCCAACGATTTCTAGTCGGGATTATCAGATCAATTTTTTTCATCTAATAATTCCTTATATGCAGATATGTAAGGTTTTAATCTTTCAATTGGATGCCAATTTTGCAGAATCCAAAGTCGAGAATATTCCTGTAGGCATCTTATGTTCGCTACGTTATCAACTAAATTTATCAGCGTGGCCTCAAGTGAATCCAAATCAGCATAAACAAACGGCATGCTTTCATTCCGATTAAGCACAATGCAACCGAAACACAGTCCTTCAAGGCTTGTCCTGTGCCAATTGCCAGTGACAACATCGTCGATAAGTATATCAGACCTTTGCTTCCGCTTCAAATTTTCCTCATATGGTAACCTCTCGATCCATTCAATATCAACATCTCTTTTTGATGCGACTAAATCCAATCTTCCCTTCACTTCATAATAGCCCTTGCTTATTATGCTGCCAGCCGAAGCCCTGGTAGTCGGTGCGAAAGCTATCCTCACTTTTGATTGCCTCTTTATAGGTCTATATTCATCTGGATCAATTATGTTTGGCAGGCCTTTGAGATTATATTCCTTTAGCTGCAATGGTTGGTCAATGGTATATTTAGCATCCGCAAATGACATCAGCTCCCTCCAGTTCCCAAGCCGCGGCAGAGAATGGAACTGGGCAAGCACTTTCTGCGAATTCTTATGCTGGGTCAATACTGGACTCAAATAATTATGCACATGCCAGAGATTACTTTCATCCAACGCTTTGCTAGCTGTGCCATTATTTGAATTCCAGAGCAAGTGAAAAGGGAATATCCGGCCATCATTATATCTGTTTCTTTCATTAATATATGCTACTTCGTGATTCGTGTACTTTTTCAACGCCTTGTACAGTTCCCACGGAGATGCAGCCAAAGGTGTCTTGCTGTAGATGCAAATTTTCATTTTGCCTTATCCATGCCACCGATTGATTCTCGTTCAATGTCTTCGTCGTGAAATTTAACCTCATACATCTCAAGACACATCACATCTGTCAATGCTTTGAATTGATGTAACACCCCAGGCTGTATCTCGGTTTGCTCCCCCTGCCATAATACCGTCTCATCTTTCACGCCTTCATGAGTCCAGACAGTTAATTTTAAATTTCCCGAAATGACATAAAATATGTTCGACTTGCAGTTATGCATATGTTTCGAGCAATAGCCACCTTTCTTGATATTAAGAAAATGTATAGCAACAGTCTTGTTGCAGAACAATAGCTCGGTAGTTCCCCATATTTTCCCTTTTTTCATTGCAACACCTCATGATAATCTTTTTTAGGAAAACAATCCAATGCCGAATCAGGATTCAGATTAATCACCTTAATCTTTGTTTTATTTTTGATTTCGTTCGCAGCATGGTTGAAATATTTCTTATAGTTTTCTAGCACGCTCGATTTCATCGGGCTTTTATGTCCATTATGCCAGTGTGTCTTTTTGCCATTGCACCTCATATCGAAGCCTAGAAGATAGATTTGCTTGACCCCTAAGCATGCAGCTAGGTTCAGAGCCCCGTAGCCGGAATTATTGCCATGACCTATGCCGTCTTTCATTGTTATGGGAAAGGCCTTGAAGCCTTTTGAGTAGTTCATATAGACTGGAATGATAAAGATATCTTCTGGCAGTTTGCAGTTATACGTACAAAGCCAGACCTTATAAGCTTTTGACTTTTGGAATTTTGAACGGGCATCAACACCGTATTGGTTTATCAGAATCCAGTTTAGATATCTGGTGTCCATTGAGAAGATGATGGTTGGGTCGAACTTCTCGAATACCCTGTTTATGCCTATCGTACGCTTGCCCCGGAGCAAAGACCAGTCGAAATCCTCAAGACTCGGACCGCCACCTATGATATAGCAATCCTTGTCCTTCCAACTGTTATCGGGCAATATTTCTATCAGATAGCGATTGCTTAGTTTTTCAGCCTTGAATACGTATTTTTCCGGATGGAATGGATGCCTTTTCTCATTAATAACCATATCATGGTGCCATTATTATGGGCTTCTTCTTGATGTACAGGCGCAGGAACTGATCAGCCTCCAAGATGCCAGTTAGAATCTCATCCTGTGAGCCGGCAAGGTTCGTATAAGCATAGTCTCCTATTTTCTCGGATTTCTTGTAAGAGATATTAGAATAAAGCGACGGATCGTTCTCCCACTCGGCCAAGATTATGGCAGCCTGCTTTATTGCCTCCGGCACATCGCCCTCATCGCCGTAAGTTCCCTGAATCCAGATGTTGTTATAGCCTCTGGGAAATATACCAGCCTCATAGACAGAAGCCAGTCTATACATCAGTTCCGGATCGAAAGCGCCACCAGAGCCGGAAGTGCAAGGGTCAAGGAATATGGAATTCTTATCCCATGTATACCAGGAATCAGGCATCTCAATGCAAGAAACATATACATGAGTTACTGTGATAATGTCTGACTTGAGTGGAAGGAAAAGCCTGTTCTTGTCGTTGCCATTAATCTTGATATCGAATTCTTCCCCTCCGAAATGGGTATGGCAAACCTTGTCAATCAGCTGCTCGACCTTATCGATTATGGCTTTCCAATCATCGTAATCAGATCCGCTAGCCCAATTATCGATATCTGAAGAGCAAATATAGTCTCCACAGTATTCTCCTGATTCAGGCATGAGGGACTCCTTATGAAAAGATAGGTTATAGAATGGGGCTGCAAACCGTGAAGTCTACAGCCCCTTAATTAACATCCAGATGAACAATGAGCTATTATAGGAATCGCATATCTTCTCATCCAATCACCCGCTTCTGTGCACATTTCACGTAATCGATATACATCGATACTGCTCCCTTAGCCGCTGCTCCCTGTTGAATACCAAAGCCAAGCTGAAGTTCTGTTGTAGGAATATTAGTAGTGTGTACGCCTGTGGCAAGTACAGTCTGAGGATAATCGCCATCTTCAATCACAAACCAATGTAAAGTCCCAGCTCCATCCCAGTGAAATCCGAGTCTGTACCAATCAAGTGCCACCAAGTCTACTCCCGTATCTGTTGCTGTAGGTGCTCCTCCAGTAATTTCATTTGCAAAACCCAGATTAGCGTTCCCATCGTCATTAAGGAAAACAACATAATCATTAGGGGCAACAAAATAAGATTCTCCTGTCACAAGCCCAAACCAAGAGGCAGAGTTTATGGCATCGCTAAGCTTGAATCGAATCTCTGCATATAGCGGATAACAATTAGATAGCTTCCAGCATTCACAGGCTTGAACTAGCTCTCCATAATCATCGGCATCGCCGCCTGTGGTCAATACCAACACGCCATTAACCATATCGTTACAGACAGGAGCTATTAATCCTGACGTTCTGGGCATTTCATTAATTTCCCAAGTTCCACAGCCATCTTCGGTGACAAGGCAGGGGGTATTACAGAAGTCATCCTCGAATCTATGAGCGTCCATGATATCAACGATATCTTTAAGCCATTGAAGCTTATCGTGCTGAATATGCAAATTATGCATCGCAAAATCACGCCAGATCAGTTCAGGTTGGTGGGCATCATCATTATCTAAAACTTTAGGATATTCCATTTTTTTCCTCCAATTTTTCAATCAATATTTTCTTCGTCAATTTGAAAACCCCAGAGATTCCCTTTGCCGAAGCCATAGAACGCAATTGCTGTATTTTGAATTTTGAATAATCTGCTCTAACCTCTTCGATTACTTTAACTTCCAACTGTATGTCTCTGCGCTTGCTATAATTCTGCAACTGCTTAATGAGATTCGGATCTCTTACTTCTATGGGAGTAAGCCTGTTAAGCCACAGGTTACCCTGGCATGAGGGAAATACTCTCGGCCTTCCAAAATTAGTGACTACTGCTAACATTTGTGCTCCAGGCACTTCACGAACACTATCGCATTTACGTTCTCAATTGCCACTCCAACTTTCATAGAATAATAGTAATAGGTGCATTCATCTGCTGCGCTTCTCTCGGGCTCAATCTTGATCTGTCTCTGGATTCCGATGATCAGGTTATTCTTCGGAGTCAATATCGCATCTGTATATTCTCCGCCAAGCGTTCCATAATCTGGAAAACCCCCAAGATTGGTAGGCATAAGTGGAACATCAACAATGGGAACTTTATGATAGCGGTTAAAGCCGTCGTCTGTGATTACCGCATCTCCGAGCGGTGTGCCTCTGCGCTCAAGTGCCATCAGGTAGTCCTGCGTAACAAGATCAGAATTTAGAAATGCCATATCCTTCAATCCGCCAGCCTTATACTTCGAGGGCATATTCTTCAGCATCATCCCGTATTTGATCTCCAAATTAAACGGTGCGACAGTAGCCTGTTCTGCAATCTTTCCAGCCATCTCGAAATGAGCACCTGCAGCTTCATTACCGCTCTCGCAGGCCGCTCCGCTTTCGCATAAACATGCACTCTTGATGTGTGCCGCTCCGCAAACCGAGTTGTAATACTGATCTCCAACCTGGCTATTGTTTATGATATAACGCCAGCCATCAAACTTGCTTTCTATATTACTAGGACACCAGGCATTAGTGCCATGTGTGTCAGCCATATAGCTTGCGTATTCCAATTCATTAGCTGTTTTCCTGGCAATTATCGACATGAGATGGGTCTTATATGCAGCACCCTCCAGCCCTTCTTCAAGATCGCTATCATATACGGGTACGCATCCTCTGAATTCCTGAGCGGTGATGGTTATGAGATTGTGAGTCCACTGTTTTTTGTAGTCGCTCTCATCGAAAGCATCAGCCGGATATAGGAAATGGCCATCGCCGAAACCCAAATGACGAATGCGCTTTGTAGGCTTTGACATCTTCTCAATTCTGGCATAGTTCTTCATTACCGATTCGTCAACAATACAGTCGATAAACTTATCGGCTTCTTCGGGTGGCAGGTCAATAGTCGGCAGGGAAATCAGATTATACTTCTCAATTCTTTTCTTTTTGAGCAAATCCTTCGTATCTTTCATAGTTTAATCCTCCGTAAAATTTTTCTATCTCATTACTGGTATTGATGGGAAGGGATCCTTCTCATCGTCATCATCAGCGTCTTTGTCTTGACCTTCGATGCTTTTTTTCGTTCCTTTGACTTTCTTGAGATCCTCGACATCTTTTTTAAGATTCTCGATATCCTCATCCTTCTGTTTCTGCTCCTCTTCAGCCTCTTTCTTCACTCTCTCTTTATCAGCCTTCTCAAGTTCATCAAGTCTTTCAAGTCTTTTCACGATTTCATCAGGCAGCTTCTTGCCATCTTCGCCCTTGAACTTCTCGGTCTTTTCACCAATAAGCTTCACAATAATTTCCTGAATTTTCTTCAGTTGTGCGATTGTTGCCTTTGAAAGCGATGCTCCAGCCTTCTCTACGTCCTCGAAATCAAGTATAGATTCCTTTTCCGGGTAATCATAAGTCGCACTCTTCGCAAGCGACAAGAAAGCCTCATCCAATGTTGGGCCAAAAGCATCTCGATACCCTTCGACTTCTTCAAGAGCCTTCCTGATTTCGTCAACCTTATCTTCAGGAAGCGCCTTTATTTTCTCGACAGAGCTATCATCGATTGTTTCGTCCCCCAAAATCTTCTTCAGAATTTTCAATAATTCTTCCATTTTTAACTTCTCCTGTTTTAGAATATAGAACTCTTTCCGATTAGCAGGGCTTTTACAAAGTGAAAGTTCCTCTATCGAAATATCTTTTAATTTTCTAGCCATTTAAATTTGGCCTCCTAAATTGTAATTGTTTTTGAATCCCCCATAAAAAAAGGCATTCAAAACTTGCTTTTTTGCATCGCAAGCTTCAAACGCCTTTAGACGTTACAACTAAGTTTAACTTCAGGCTTTAAACTTCAATCATAGCAATTAATATTAAAATAAAGAATTAAATCATATTTGTCAAGTAATTTAAATATCTTTTGAGGAAGCCGTCCCCCCCATTGAAAATCCTGAAAGTTCACCTTTTTCAATCTGTTTCCAAATATCCTTATTCGTAATTTTTATCATAATCCACCAAGCACCCTTTGAAATTATTTGCTTATTTTTTGTTGTATTTTGTTCAGGAATGAATGATTCGATGATTGGGAAAATATACTCTTTTCCTTTGTGATTGATTTTGAACTTCTTATCGCCTGTCATATACTTATAAGCCATCTTCTCAATCTCATCTGCTTCCATATAATCGCCCTGAGTATCTTCAGTATCAGGTTCGTAAATTATTCCCCCAACTATTTGCTGTTTCTTGTCAATCTTATCAAACTTGAAGCTTTTTTCCCCTGGTCCCGGCCTCTCAACCCGTCTCATCGTCCCCCCGCATTTAGGGCATTTCACATCTTTACAATGCTTATCGGAAGTCAACTTATGACCACACTCGATGCATTCGCAATTATATTTTTGCTTCTCTTCCGTTTCCTTTTTAGCTTTTTCCACTGCTGGCTCAAATTTAATGGATGCAATCTTATTATCCGACAGGAACTTCTTTGCCTGAGCGACCGTGTACTTGTCCTTCGGGAATCGCAGAGCCTGCGGGACCCATATCCTGGCTGGCTTGCCTTTCGGGTGACCCCAGATTATGGCAATTGAGGCTGGGATAGCTATCTTGAAGTATATCTTGCCTCCCTTGGTTCTTCTCCAGTCATCATACTTTTTAGGGTCCTGAAGCCGGGCTGAATGCTCATTAGGATATGGTTTGCTTATGTCAACTTCATCATCTTTGAATAGTTCCTGAAGTTCGCTTTTCTCATATTTCTTCAACTCAGGCGGCTCTTTATCCCATGCTTTATAATGTGATTTCAAATGATTATAGACACCCTTCCTGTCCCCGCTAGGCAATTGAACACCTCCCCTCGCTCCGAGAAGTGCAGCCATAGCGGCATAAACAGCCCGCCAGACAGCCTTGCCATCGCTTACTCTATGATGAGGAAGTTTATAGCTCGACTTCAGATCAGGCTTATCAGATTTGTACCATGCACAGTATTTTTTCAGCTGCTCTACCTCCATCTGCTTGACTTCCTTTCCGGCATCCCAGGACGTCCCTTCGTCCGCATGCCCATAATCCTTATAGGCTATCGCACCTTTTTCGATTCGCTCTATAGCCTTGACTATCCTCATGCCTTCCTTTGGCTTTAAAACCAACTCATATATTGGCAAATAATCATCTTCAGGCTCTTCATGCTTCATTACCGCAGGGCTTCTATTCAATTCCTCTTCGAGTGTTTGCTTCACCCGCTCTTCAACATCAATAAGCCTCTTATCGGCTGTGTCCCTAATATATATGCTGAATTCGCCTATCGACTTCGGGCTTTTGAGAAAAGAACCAGTTATCGAGATATAGTCGTTTGTCACGGGAATGTCAGGCAAGCTTCTAACGTCAACTCCGACCATATCCTTGCCAAATATCACCCTGTCAAGCTTATTGCTTTTTGCTACCTTAAGCTTCCGTCTCTTTATTTCATCGACAAGTAACCTATACTTATCAAGAAAATCCTTTCTCTCCAGAAAATTAAAGTCGCTTTTTCTGAATAGATTGGTTTCATAGAATTTCTTGTAGAGTTGTGAGAATCTCATCCGCAAACTGAAAAGCTCGTTATCGTTTTCTTTCTCAAGATTTTCTTTCGTTATGCTTTCTATTCGCATCATAATCCTCCGTAGCCTTTATTATCAGAGGCTAATATTTATTCCGTTTTCATGTTTTATTCATAATTATAGGTTTCTCTATCACTCCACTTAAAAACAAATTCTTTCGAGTTGTTTGCATACAATACTGCAATCTCTCTGCCACATTCATCATAATATATTTTCCTGATTCTCCATATGTTTCTGTTTTCTCTATTCTGATTCCCAGGGAAAGCCTCTCCGATATATAATAATTTACCTTCGCAGCCAGATGTGGTTTCGTAAGCCATACGCAACGCAAACTGGTCTGCACTCCAAATAATAGAATCGCCTGATGCCATTTTCATTTACCTCCCAAAAAAAATTTATTATATAATAATCATCTCGGTCCTGAATCTTGTGTTGCTGTGAAGAATTCAAACGGAGCTGCAAAGGCAGCTGCGGCATTTAAATTCTTACCATAAACCCCAATAAAGAAACTATACTCATCAGCAAGATGTACACTGCTAAAATCGTCGAACGTATGTAAGTCTGTATAAGAACTCCCATCCGTACTGTAGCCTAAAATAACCTTACAACCATTAAAGCCATGCGCAATTACTCTTATCCTCAGCCAAATTGGCAGGGTCGTCACGGCATTTGAAGCAATGGCTTCATTGTCCTCATGCCAGACTGCTAAGCCATCAACTCCTTCTATTGCAGACTTCAATCTACCGATTCCATATTCAGTTTGTTCTCCGATTCCGTTGGGCTCAACGGCGATAAAAATTCCGGCCGATACATCATTATTTACGGTAAAATCATTTAGTTTTGCTATTATCTCCAATGGAAATCCAGGAGCTCCAGTAAAAATTTTAGGTGCGACATTAGTGCCTTGTTGCCACCTAGCATCAGTCGCTCCACCAGTACAAGATAATGTTATGACATTCCCAGCTTCTACTATCGTTTTGTTTGCCCCAATCCCGTCTGTTTCCCAACCCCAATAAATATCATCGTCATCAAAATTATCAGTGAAGGCTGCTTTAGGCAAATTCTCTATCAGAACCTTCTTGTTGACTCCTGCGTCCGCATCATAAATCACTATATAATCTGCTCCTACATCAAGAGCCGTAACTTCATCTAAAGCACTGATATCTAATCCTCCCGCTTTTTGATAATAATCTAACTTCTTTGCAAATGGATTAAATTTAAAAGGCATTTTCTCCTCCTATTCTCATTTCTTTCTCTTATATACTTCCTTCCACCGGCATTTAGTGCATTTCCAGATATCCCGACAGCATGACTGTTTCTTCCGCATATCCGCTCCGCATTTCGGGCACTTCTTAGCTTCAGCCATTACCACTTTTCCTAAGCTCCTCAAAAAATCCTTTACATAGTATGCTAAAGATTGCCGAAACCTCTTCAGCCATAAATTTTCCATCTGAATTTGGTGGATTAATTTTCAGAATATCAATACTTTTTTCTAATAAAAAAAATAATATTTTATTCATTTTATTCTCCTATGCTGCTACCATACAGCAGCGACAGCTCGGATGTACTGGAATCACTCCCTCTGCCTCTCCTATCGAATATATCTTGCCGTCCAACTCTTCGCATTCCTCACAACTCCCAGGACCCGCCACAAACTGTAATCTCTTCACTCCCATCTGGCCATAGCCCTGACGTATTCCTTCACTCAAGGACGATGACGTCTCTGTGCGTGCTATCAATTGAGCCCTATATCGATGCAACCGCCTTGCCTTAACTTCGGCCATCTCTCTAATGACTTTCACAGAGTATTCAGGACGGTTAAGTATCAGCCACTCCTCGTAATTCGCAACGGCGAATATCTGCTTCTCGGTTAGCCCAACCAGAGGCCGAAGCTCTTTCGCTATCGCTGGGATCGACTTGCCCTTCTTAACCCCTTCCACTATGTAAGCCTTTATAGCCTTCTGGGTTTCCACCGTCACTTCAGTCACCAGCTCAGCCGTATGCTTTTCAGCCCATTTGACAGCATCAACTCCTATCTCATCAAAACGATCCTGCTTCATTATCTTTCGCTCGACTACTGCCTTGCCGCCCTCTCCGAGTATAGCCAGGATCGTAGGTTTCAGTATCAGATTGCCCGCTTCTTCCATCTCTTTCCAATCTGCGAGATTCTTTATGCTCTTCGACTTGAGCTTGGATAAACCACGCTGAATATCCTCAATCATCAGCTTCATCCACTCATTCACTTTCGGGCGCAGTTTCCGCTCATTAATCGTAATCATCCGCCGCATATTCTTTGCCGCCTTCGGCTTTCGGCCGAGCTTCTCAAGGGCTATGCTGATTGATTTGGATAAAGATGATAGCATATTTTAATTCTTGCTCCTCGGAAATATAAGATTCGGCGATAACAATTGTCCATTCTGTTGCCTCTTCTGCTTTAGCCTCTTCTCATATTCCACCTTCTGCTTCTTGATTTCCTCTACGGATATCTCTTCAATATGAGAGATGTTGTCTCTAGCAATAAGTACATTTTTCCCCTCAATTGTTTCAAATCGAATTGTAAATACTTTTGCAGAACTTCTCAATACTTCTTCATCCAAAGATAAACTATCCCCCTTGACGGCAATCGCCCGGTTGGGCTGTTTAAGAAATATTAGTAGTGGCATATTTACTCCTTATAATATTCTCCCACAGAATGGGCAATATAAAATCTTCTCATACTTGTCCAACGCATCCGTTGTGCTCCAGTCATTCCACACCAAGGTATAGCCTTCCTTATCAACCTCAATAATCTTTTTCTCAACAAAAAATTCCATCCTGTCGCAACAATAATTAGCCATTTATTTCTCCTTGCTCAATACCTCATCCACTTTAGCCTTCAATCCCTCAAGCTCGGCCATCAGAGCCCGCTCCCGCTTCTCGACTTCCTCTTCTCCAACTGGGATATAAGCCGAGGATACATAATACTGATTGCCTTCTGGATATTCTTTCTTGCCCTGTTGCTGCCTAATCTGGTTTGAGTTTATCGCTCCGATTGAGAATAGCGCCTGTTGCCTTTTAACTTCCGCATCCTTATCTCTCAAATCAACTTCGTTTAGCACAAAATTATAATCCTTACATCCTAGCCCATCATGAATTATATTATTCGTCACAAGACGGTTGACTGTTTGCTCAAGTGGTTTCACGACAGAGCTTATATATATTCTTGTAGATTCGCTTGCTGTTGAGCCTCCAAGCGCACCCACCTCTGCCATCCCTATACGATATGGCGGCATCTTATATACCACCAGCACTTCCTCACTCATGCTCTTCTTCAGCCACTCGAACGAGCCCTCTTTCTGGTTCTTCATATCAAGGGGAATCCAGGTCATTGTCCCACCTTCCGGTGAGTGCATGACTATCGTTTTGTGCGCGTTCTCTGTCCGCTTTATCTCGACATCAAGAAAATCCGATATCTGCTTGGCTGCACCTTTGTCCCATTTCCCCGTTAGAGATACCATAGCGGCTGGCACTCCGTAGTTCTCAAAGAAGGCCAGGTTATAATCTCGAACGGCTACTAATCCGAGAACAGATCCGATAGACGATAATATATTCGGAGCTCCATAGTAATCGCTAGTTGAATAATAATTCCTGTAGAATATCATCTCATTGGCTTTCTTTTCAGAATCGCTTTCTTTCAGCGACTTCCCGTCTTCGCTATTAATATCTCCTTCCAGTCCAAATCGTTCAAACCACATCTTATCATTGTTACGTATCTGGCAATATTTATCATGTGATTCGTGTACCCGAATAGTTCTGGCAGGCACATGCCAGATGCCATTGACTATGTTCTTATCATCTCTGGATACTTCCCAGCCCCACCAGCCTATGACTCCCCAGTCTATGATGCTTCGCTCAAGCGTATCCTCGAATGTCTCATCTCTGTCGCCACCAGATTCACTAATAAAATCCTCTATCTTCTTCCTTTCCGCATCATTCTCTTTCTTGCCCTCGACTGGCTGCAAAGTCCAGCCTTGGCCTATGACGTCTTTCGCAATCTGTTTGACGCAGGCATCGAAGTATGAGCAGTTATCCTGGAGCTTGAGAAGCGATGATACCTCGAATGGCAGCGGAACAAGCCCATTCTGATCCATATATTTCGATTCTTTAAGCTGCTTGCTCTTTACATCCTTCGATTTCTTCACATCCTTTTTGTCTTTCTTCTGCTTTGTGAATATCTTGTCTGCAGTATAAATGCCCGTTGATGTTACTACCCAACATTCCTTGAATTCTTTGTCTAGCTTATCCATTGTTATTCCTTTTTAAATATCTTTATAGCTTCTTTAATGTGTATCCCAAAAAATCTATCATTCTCACCTGTAGTTAATTTATCCCCTGTTATTGAATTATCTCTAAAATATAATCCCAAAAGAGGGTCTGTGATAGGATTATTGTATAAATCAATCTGAGGAGAATCAGCATAATCATTAGAAGTAGAAAGTTGAAAAATATCCTCAGTTACTTTTGTCATTTATTCCTCCTTAAACCACCCAGCCTTCCCTCTCTTCCTGAAGCTTCTCTATCTCTGGCTTTGGCTCAGGCTTTGGAGGTGGCTTGAAATCCTTTCCATATATGAAACGGTTTCTCTTATGCTCGTTAAATCCCAGGGCTATCAACCGCTTCCGCAAGTCATCTTCTGGCACTGACAGCGAATAAGCGAAAGCCCCGAGCGCCGCATAGCCATACTTGGCAATCATCCGCCTGGTCTTCTCAACCAATGCAATATCATCCAGAACAACAGGAGTTCGCTGCTCTTTCGCCTGGCCTTTATAATAAACCTTTGCCGGGCTTAAGTCTTTCAGCCTATCTTTCATATGCGTATAAACCGCATAGCGTACTGCATCCGGACAATGGTCATTGAATTTCACGGGCTCATCCAGCACATTGCCATTCTTGTCGACCTTCCATTTATGGCCGCTAAATTCATTATTCAGGTTCGTATTCTCTTCAAGGCTGTACTGCCTGAACCGCTTGACCATATCAATACCATTCTTAACAGAACCTTTTCCCTTGTCTGCCGGCTTGATATTGAATCCTGCCTTGTATATTTCTTCAATCCTTGCCGGCTCTGCTGCATCCGCATATATTTCACAGTGCCTCTTTTCTCTCGGAATTACAGTCTTCATCTCTTCTATCAACTCGTCGTTAGTCAAATGCGTCTCATATATTAGCTCTCTGAAATATAGAGCCATCGCGTCAATGTCTATTCCTATCTCAACCAAAGTCGAAGGGTTATTGTATCCATAATCTTGACCATAGATTGTCTCTTTCATTTCTGGAAGCTCCGGCAATATCTCAGGCTTGCCATATATCAGGCCTTTCAGCTCAGTCCATTCCCCCAGTGTGTATATCTTGTAATATTCTGGATCCTGCTCCTTCAGGCCTTCTAGTATTTTAATATATTCATCCGGGAGGAATTCTAGCGCGTCAAGATAAGTCGAATTTATCTCTTTCACGTCCGGTTCTTTCAGAAGCCGCTGCTTTATCCAGCCATTCTTATCACTCGGATTCAGGCTCAAGTACATATGATTACGCTCACCTTCTTCACACTTACCGCTCAACCGTAGCTTGAGAATAACAAAGTCATTGTATGTGAACTCTCCAGCCTCTTCCATGTGTATATAATTAAATTCGGTACTCTTTATCTTCTCTGGGCTATCTATCGATGTAAACAGCCACATATTGCCGTTATCGGGATTGAAAATTGTCTGGTCTGACTTGTTATGTACAAGCCCGTCATATCCTCCGTATTCTTTCAACAAATCAACTGCTTTCCGGTATGCAGTTACTTTCAATGCCGGATTGGTCTTTCTAGTAGTTAGCAAGTTCTTGTGATGCTCCATACAGAACTTCTGGATCATTAACTGGGCTATGCTGTGCGACTTAGAGCTTCTGGCACCTCCAACATTAACAACTACAGGCTTATCCGCATAATAATTATCCTCATATATGCGGGTCACTTCAAACTGTTTTGTCATCTTTTTTCTTCTTTACAGATACAAACTCAATCTTAACTATCTTTTTTTCAGACAGATTGGCAGTTATATTCGTTGGAAGCATCTTAGAAATCAGTTTAAAAAAATCTATCTTTCTTATATCATTCTTTGAAAAAACTTGTATTAGTCCTTCTGTTCCTCCAATCCTCTTATCCTGAAAAGCGTCTAGAAACGATTTCCTGAGTGTGGTAAACTTGTTTGGAGTTCCTTTCTTTCTGCCCCCTTTCTTAGGATGTCCTTTTTTAAAATCTTTATATGCCATTTTCACTATTTTTTCACTACTTTAGTGATTCTCCTTTTTGATAAGGAAGATTAAAATGCTCATTCATAATTACAACCCACACTGTTTTTTCTGCACTATGAAGTTTATTAATATCAGCCACAAGTTTATCGTCTTCTGCTTTATATTCCAAAGTTAGCCTTGCCTCTTTATCCATACTACGAAGCGATTTTATATTGTTCTGCATAATCTGAGCCTCAAACACTACTTTCATTTCTCCCCCTTCATGCCAAATATCCTGTTCCTGTTCTCGCTAATCTGCTTCTCAAAATTAGCCGATATTTGGACACAGTTCTTTTTCTGGTTCTTGACGTCTGTCTTTATGCTTCCTATATCCACAGCCATATCATCAACCTTCTTGTCTGTGTCTTTAACCGTCTCCTTGATGTCCCGTAAATCGATTCCGTTTCCGCTTTGTCTTCTAGTATCTCTGATAATTTTCAGCCAGCTTCCGATACTCGAAGCCACAAGCACGATTATTCCACCTGTTGTGATTGGCTCGATCATTCATTTCTCCTCTAATAACTTCCTAAGCCTTACAATCTCAGTCTTTAAGTCCTCGGCCCACATTATATATCCAGGTGTCACGATTACGTTTCCGTCTGCAAATCCTACAATATCCACATCCGGGCCTGGAATTAATATGTCCTGAGCTGGATAGAGAGCTGGATTATACTGGCTACAACTATTTACGCTCAGTAGGCCTACGATTAAAAATAGCCCGACGAAGAGCAACCAAATCTTGCTTTTCAAGAGCCTTGATAATCTTCCTTTTCTTGCTAGCATTCTTTTCTTTCCTGTAAATTTTATATATCCCTTTCCCCATTTTTATAAGTTCGAGTATTAATTTTATAGTATCTTTCATGGAGTTTCCTCATCTAGGAACGGATCGCAGATTTTATACGCATTACCTCTGTAGTTAATCGGCCTTAATTTAACATATGCATCATCTCGAATAGCATCAGATATTGATTTCACTCTGCTTCCCCCACCAGAAGCACCAATCACATGATTATCATCATAGGTCATCTCAACATGAACTGCCTTGCCATTGTTAAACCAGAAAACAAGGCAGCCCATAATCGGCATTTGAGGCGGTTTTCTTATGTTTTCCTTGAATCGCAGATATAATCCTTGAGCAGTATCATCGAATTCATGAGGTAGAATTCCGACTGATTTGAGGACTTCGATTATTAGACCTGAACAATCCATGCCAGAGAAGTCTGACCCACCCCATGAATAGGGAACGAGAAGCCATTTCTTGAGATACCAGACGGCTTGAGTGCGAAGATAAGACTGCCTTATAATATCGGAATTGGTAGGCATATATTTAAAATAAAGAATGAATTGGAAAATGTCAAGTACAAAAAAAAGAGGGCAGGTTTGGCCATCCCTTATACTGCCCTCGTTCCCCTAGAGAATCAGCTTAAACTATCCTTATTCCACCTCCTATGAAGATGTGGTTGGAAATAATTATTCAGACTAATTTAAAGAAGTGCACATTCTCATCATCGGATAACTTGAGGATATACCCTTTCTCCAATCTATGCTCCCCATTGAAATACACTATTCCCACATCATGTATTTTAAAATGGGATTCATGATAGTAAATATTAACATATAATCCTTTTGTGTTCCAATTAAGATGCTGCAAATCAAATGCAATCTTTTTGGTTATATCAATCTTTTTCATTTCTATTTCTCCTGGGTCATTTGATAAAATAAGTTCTCCCTTTATAGTCTTTATTTTAGGCTTATAGTGTTTATGCTTAATTTGTTCATACCAACCTGGAAAGCCTCCTATAAAACTATAATATTTTTTCATAGTTAACCCTTTGTGCCCACCCCTTCCCACAAGTCCTAAAAAGTTATTGATTCGGCTTTTTCACTACCTTGTAGAACCCGTTTGCTGCTAAAAAGACCAATATCGTATAAGCGATAAACTGCCACAAATCCCATCCTGTCTGAACTAGATAATAAGCGGTTGCTGCCGCCGATACTACTAACGAAATCCCATAAGCAGCTAGACCTGATGCCTTAAACAGCCTCTTCGCCATTTCTGTCAACGCTGCCACACCAAAACCAGCTACTCCTGCTAGAAGTATCAATTCAACTTTTGCTAGATCGAGTTCAATCGCTTGAGTTTGAGCCAATAAGGCCACTGGAATCATAAACAGCATTATCAAGCCGAATAAAAAAATCCTTCTCTTGAGCATTCTAAATCACCTCCGTTTATTAAAATTTAAAATCGTAATTCCTCTATTATAATTCTTAATCCAGGCTTATTTGAATAAAACTTCGCTGCAATAATTTCAATAAACTGATTATCATTCTTGAATGCTAGCCCCTGTAAAGCATCGATCTCTTTTATACAATTGTCCAGATCTGGCTTCTTTGTTGGTCTAATAACGTTACTTCGCATAAGCATCTTTTTCTTTTTGCTTGCCGATTTCGGGATTGTCAAATATACAATAAGTCTTAATGATAATGGGGTCTCTAGCGGTACAAAATCAGGATACTTTAAAACAAAAAGTTCCTTGATATAAGTCTCATAATTCACAGTCTCTTTCGGAGTATATGTCCCATGCTTCGACCATCTGGGCCTTTGCTTTCCTCTCGGCTCTCCCGGGACGGTTAATGTTATTTCAGTCATTTTATTTCCCCACCAGTGCCCTCAACGCACTAAAATCAGCCAGCTCTATATGGACTTCATCTTTTGTCTGGTAGCAAGAACGTGCCTTGTAGCAGTATCCGAACAGATTATTTTTTCTGGTATATTGCCCTAATCTTTGAGCTTGTTCCTTGTCTGGCTCTCTGTACCCATTCCATGAGGCAATTCCAATCCCATGACAACCATCGCCATTCGGAAAGATGAAATTTCCATACGCAATTAAATAAGCATCTATATTCAGTGGATATGCCACATCATGTACCTCTAGCCTACATCCCAAGCTCTTAAGTCTGTCAAAATGTTTTGGGTCCGTGGAGAGGATTATCTGGTCTTGGGGGACACCGTTATCCAGTAAATTCACAACATATCTTCCGTGAAATACATCCATATTAGAATCTGATCCATCTGCTTCCGACATCGGGATAATATAATATTTCTCTATCCCAGCAATTCTTAATTCTTTGATTATCTTATTGTTTAATTTAAAATAATATTGATATATTCTTGAATCATTATATACATTTGTGAATCCTTGCCTATTATTAAGAAAGCAATAATACTTCGATATTTCAGGTCGCTTGATGCTACAAAAGTCATGTATGCGGATGAAGGGGACTATTCCTAAAAGTTTACATTGAACAAGGAAATGATGAAATTGACTCCAAAAAGTTTCGTTCCATCTACTCAAATCAAATCTTTCTATTCCGTCATCACACAAATAAGGTTGAAGTGTGTTACAATTATGCGAATGCACTAGAAATATCTCTGTCGCATTTCCGCCAGCTTTCTTGAGCTTCTGCAAAAAGGCTCGCATCTTTTCAGGTGTTTGCTGAACTAATTCATAAACGCTTGCACCAAAATATGGAGGTAGAATTGGTTTTGGTAATAGCTCTGGTGGTGGTGCTGGTGGTTCGGGAACATCAGGAACAGGCTCTGGCTTTCGATGAATCCATATTTGATAAGCCCAGACTAAATAAATTACTATAGCAATTACTAATATTATCCCAATAATGCAGAGGGGCAAAGAATTAAAAGTACCAACAATAGTCATAGCGATCCCAAGTATTACTGCCATCAATAAAACAATTAATTCCTTTCGGTCAATCTCTTTAAAGAATTTTTTAAAGTTTATGCTCATTTTTTACTCCTTGATTTTTACTCCCGCCTCAGTAAGCATCTGAACAATATTATCCCCTGGCGCTTCAAAACCTCTAACGAATTCTGCCCCCCATCTTCTTATAAACTCCTCATCCACTTCTGGCTTATTCTTCATGCACTCATTATATTTATGCCTCCATTCCTTTACTTGCTTATCTTTCTCTTCCAAGTCCCCATAACAAGCATTAATAGCAGAAATATATGCCTCATTTTCAACTTGCAAATCTTTAATTGTTTGTGCATAGCCCTTCTTGCATTTCAAAAAATTGCATAACCATTTTCTAACATTAGGCTTTTTCATCTCTTACTCCTTTATAGGCTGGCTCTATAAAATTCGGTTATAATTTCTTCACAAAGCATATTAACAAACGGCTCGTTTACTTTATTTGGAAGTGGCGATTTTACATAGGCTTCATCCATTAATTGAAAAAGCTTATCTGAATAATCTAAGACTTTTTTTAATGACCATTCACCACGCTTTATTTCTAAAAGCATGTTATTGTCTGGTCTTTCGACAATCATTTCACCAGTCAATAAGGTTTCAACCCCCATTTTTAACAAGCGAATCAGATGACTTGCATTTTTCACATCATAACCAAATCTTTCAACTAACTCTTTTCTTTTTGCCCCCATCCTCCCTGTCGGGTGATGATGGGTCATTCGATGTAATTGTCCGTGAGCATAACCACAAAAAGATTGATAACATTGTTTTGAAACTAGCTGGTCTCTAGCATTAATCAATTTCTCCCCTAATTTCGTTTTCTTAATATAATGCTTTTCTGCTAACCACAAAAGCATAATAACATTTGGGTTTTGCTTCAGAATAAGATTAAGATATTTTGGCAATGAATAATAAACTATATCCCATACAATAGTTCGTTTTTGAGATAATTTTTCATCCATCATTCTTTCTATGGTTTCCATATTCCTAATTCCAAAAATTACATCTTCAGGCGGTATGTAAATTCCCATAATGTCTTTATCGTCGTGAGTTGTCTTTTCCTCATAGGTATTATAAGCGATGCTTCCCCTATAACCACGTAATATACAATAGGGTTCTAATCTTTTAATTAAATTATCAGTGAACCAGACAGCTCGTGTGTTCTCGTTTATTTCACTCATCGCTCTCTCCTTTGTATCCAATGTCTCACTATGTCATACCAAGCACACGGCAAGAGTATGATTACCCAACAAACATGGAAAACAATATAGGCAAAAGTTCGCATTTATAATTTCCTCACCCATAGCAGAAATCTAAATCCGAGCCATGCTAAAAAATACACAGCCCCCACCGATATAAGCACTATCCAATACCAAGCCATTTATTCCTCCTCCCTGCCTATTCCGACAGTAGCTCTATTCTTAGTTTCATACTCATAAAATTTGGCAGACACCCCATCCGGCATAATCCCCCGAACTCTCCTAAATGCAGAAATAATCAAAGTGATTTCATTTCTCCAATCTTTTTCTTGAAAAAATTCAGTGGGGTAAACTACTCTTTTAACACCATTTCTATAAGGCTCAAGTAATCCCCATTTTTTGGGCAAATCCACAAGCGTAATGATGCCTGGTGGAGCAAGGTAATATCTTGTATCTCCCATGCTTTTTCCTATTCTTTGATGCCCTTTATTTTTATCACTCAAGAAGTCTGCTCTACTTACCTTACATTCAACCAGAATTGAATATCGTGGATGCCATCCTATTGCATCAGGTTCTTGAAAACCACCTGCCATCTCTGTTATGATCACAGCACACCCTTGAGTCCGTAACCATCGTCCAGCTCTTTTCACTAACTCTGCGTGTGTATACGTATGCATCATTTTTCTAGGCGTCTTCCCCCTCCCTCTTTGGTGTATCACCCATATATTCGTAATCATATTTAGTATCGGGATGTCCAGGATAGCCTACACTCAAATCTGCAATCTCATGCGGATTTTCGTTCCATTCTTCACAGAATTCTTTCCACTCTTCCCAGTCATAAATCTTGTGCGCCTTGCTCATCTAATCCCCTCTCGGGAACTCCTGTATAAGTTTTTCACCCCATATTTCCTTGAGATTGTTCTTCAGGAAAACGGGGGTAGGTTTTTTCCAGTGCATTGCAGTTTCTACTAATATCTCAATCCATTTTCTAGGTGGGTCATATTTGTGTCCATGTCCAGTAAGTCTTCCTACTATAATCCAATCCACAGATGGAGGCGGACTCATTGGAATGGCAGATGAAGAATCTTCCAATAGTGGTTCATACGATATATATAAAACTCTTGCATCTACTTTGCATATGCCATCGTAGTATCTATATAAATCATCCTTCTTTGTCACCGTCACTCCCAACCACACATTATCAGGCATAGGTCGGTCTATATTCTGAGGCATCTTAGTCAGGATTTGGAAGGTGTGCTGGGGATTATTCTTAATGTCCTCAAATATAATGTCCCTCCACTCTTTTGGAATTGCAGGATGAAACATTTCAATAGTTGAACAAACAAAAATCTTACATGGTTTCTTTGGCAATTTAGTCTGAATGTGAGCAAGCTCTGGACTTAATTTAAATCGCTTATAAATCTTCCTCGCAAAGCAGTACCAACATCCTACAGGGCAGAGGCCTTGAATCGGATTCCAGGTGTAGTCTGTCCAGGAGATATTACCGTCTTTCTTTTGCTTGTTCATCTAATCCTCCTCACTCGGCCCAACAATTACCTCACTAGGCATGTCCCTTGTCAGTATCATCTTTTCTCGCTCGTTCATGTCGGCCTTAAATCCATTCATCAGCCGAATCAAGTGCCTGGTCTGTAAATATAGCTCGGGCTGGCTCTCTAAAACCATGTTAAGTTGTTCCTGGATTACGATCTGGTCAGCCTTTAAATCATCATAGAATCTGGTCTTCATTATTTTGTACGAGAAGGGGACCCAGACTAAAGCCCCGAACAAAAAGCCGAGGAAAACCGCTATCGAATACTTGAATATTTTTTCATTACGGAACATTTTTCTTACTCCTATCATAATTTTTCCATTCCACAGATTTGAATATAGCTTTCATATTGACCCACCTGGCAAAATCCTTCTGGTATCTATTATATTTATCATAAGGCATCACAAACGGATCAACACCCAAGCCCCTTAACTCCTCTACACGATACAAATCCTCTTCTTGTGTTGTGTTGAATCCGATCAGCACATAAAACATGGATTTTCTGCGTAACTTGTGATGATATAAGTTCGAAATTCCATGCCTCACAAAAGGTTCTGATATCATCAAGTCCCAAGCGAAGTGGATTCGTTTCCATAGTCGCACCTTCATCAATAGCCATGCCTGTTTTTCAGTTAAATATCTAATATCCAAGCCTTGATCAAAGCTAGTCTTAATCTTGTTCTCTATCAACTGATTTAAGATCATCTCAAAATGATCTTCATCTGTATTAAGCGAATTATCTAACAATTTGATATGATTCTGCCCATTCCAAAATTGATAAATATCGCAGACAGATCGCCATTTCCCTTCTTTTTTCGGCACGATACAGAATGGACAATTGCGATTACAGCCTCTTGATGTGAATCCCATAGCATAGTCACAATCATAAAGCGAATAATCCGGCATAAGATTTTCCATATCCTCATCAAGCTCTATTTTCAATGAATAGCCAGACCCTCCAATAATCGCTTTATTTGTTAAGATTGGCTTTTCTGTATAGTTGAATATTTTTGAGGCAAACAATTCATCAAATTGATCAGCAAAAAGGGATGATGTCAATTCAACTTGATCACCCTGGTTCTTAAAATATGCAGATATCTTCATAAGTGCCAAATTTGGTATCTTAGAGTCCACATCAATCAATCCAATTTTCAATCTTTATCCTCCTAAAAATTTAATTACAGCTTTGCCTGTGTGCCACAATCCCACAAGCCAGATAGTGCAGAATAAAACCATTGCCATTAATAACCAGAATGCTGAATAGTAAGATGATGGTTTATCTGGTTTATTCATTTATGCCCCCCTCAAATAAGCTTAATTGCTCATCCCCCTTTGAAAACTCAGGATAGGCCTCCTGCAAATTCTTGATGTCAGCCCATAGCGGATATATCTTCTTCTTGAGATACTCGACAGCGTCATCATAATCCTGCTGGCTGTCTGCTAAGTAATAGCCATGACTGGATGAGCAAATCTCTGGCATGGTCTTGACTATTCTGCGCATCTCTCGATCTGGCAAAGGAGTATTATAAATATATCGCAAAGTATTTCTCAGAACTTCCCTGGTAATAGCATTCTCTTTGCCCTTATGAAAAGGCATTATAATTTCGATAAATGTTTTAGCATCCATTCAAGCCTCCTATTTATTCTTTCCCACATATAAGTGTTTTTTCTTTTCCCACTCCTGCCTAGCATCCTCCCAAAGTCTTCCAAATTGCTTCCGTAGTTTAGTTGCAGAAAGAATATTGCGATACCAGAATTTATCTTTCATAGCAAAATCGATAATGAATCTGATTTCGTCTATAGTTGCTTCCTTTTTTTCTTCCATAATTCTAAAAGTGTTGGCCCAGCTTTCAAGATAATTACCGCCTTGAATAGTATGTTTAGGAGAAGTGGCTTTTATTGCAGATTCAAGATATTTAGCTTCTATCATGTGATTTTCTTTATATTTATATGTTTTGGGTTTGGGAGGGTTCGGAGAATTGTTTTCCGAACATACATCTTTTAAATCTTTATTATTAAAAGAAGAATGCAAACTGGAAACTGAAGAGTTGCCCTTTGGTTGGCCTTTGGTTGCAACCATTTGCGAACTACCCTTCACGTTTGGTTCAACCATTCCACGCCTGGAAACGCCACTCTGGATGCCTCCTAACTGCGATTTTTTTCTCCACGCTTGTTGCTTTCTATACTCTTTCTCAAGTCTTTTATTGTAAAATTTTCCTTTTTTTTCGTAAAAACATTTACCAACCTTTCCCCATATGTGTTCCCAATCTCTTGGATTTCCGCACATATTTTTTAATTCTTCTTGATTTTTTGTTAGCCCATTATTGTTCCAACAATAGCATAAAAGTTTAATATAAGCTCCTGTTTCTTTCAAATTCATAGCAGCAACCTTATCATCCATAAGAAAATCTTTAGGATAGAATTGAAAGGCTGGTGGTCGATTCATTTTTCTCCTTGTCCATAATTATTCGTCATGTTTCTTAGAATTCCACAAAGATAAGAACGAAATGATTCTCCCCAACTTTTATTTTCCCATTTTTGATAACTACCTAAACAAATATCAAACGCCTCTAATATTTTTTCTTTGGGAAGAAAATCTAGAGCATTTCTTATTGGACCACAAGGAATCCAATGAGTGCTTATATCAATTTTATCATTCCAATAATCTAAAATATCTTTATAATCTTTATTCTTTCGCTTTCTTATTTTCTTTACAACTTCATTATATTCTTTTAATTGTCGTTCTCTTTCTAATAATAAAACGGCTTGTTCTGTTGGATCTGTTCCTTCTTTATAATCCTCTAAAAGATTCTTTCCTTTTCCCCGATTGCATTCAAAACATGAAGTAGTAAGGTTCTCAAGATTATCTTCACCACCTTCTACCTTTGGAATAATATGATCAAGTTCCAAAACAATGCTTGGAGAAGATTTTCCGCAATATTGACATTGAAAACCATCTCTTTTAAATATTTCAAATCGTAACTTTTTAGATATAACCATTTTTTCTCCTATAAAAAAGCCCGCTTGCAGCTGAAAAGCCAGAGCTGCCTTTAGATAGGCAATTAAGACGGACCGCAAGCGGGCTATTAATTATTATTTTCATCACTCCAGCTTTTCATGTTCTTATTTTATTAAACTCAATCTAGCTTGTCAAGCATTATCTAACCCTTTCAAACCGTCTCATTCTATACCTTACTTGCTCCATTTTAGTCTCTTTTATCTTTTTCCTTAGCTTCCCCGGGTCCAGTCCGATATGCTTGCAGATGAATGTAAAACCAAATACATAAAATTCTGATTCTCTATTGTCCTCGAATATATATGCTTCGGCTTTTTGGCCACGGTTAAGCTCGGCATATCTTCTCTTGGACTTCTTATTCTTCTTTAGAGCTGTTCCCTTACCACGGCCATCATAGAGCTTGAGTTTCGATGGCTGAATCGCTTTTCCATAGAGCTCTTCGGATACTGAGATCGAGTTCAGATAGGCTATGATTTGGGTTGTTAGGACTGCTATCATCAGCTTCTCTTCGGCTGGACGGTTATATTTTTCTTTGCTGTAGCTAATCATCATTGCTTATCCTTATGAAAGGGCGGGCACAGATAAAATGAGAATCCAGGAAAGGGGGACAAGCCTGGCTGCACCCGCCCGGATTAGTCATGCCTTCTTGCTCTTCCTTATTCTGTCTAATATTCTGGTATCGCCTTCCATCCAGTAGAAACAAGCACCGTTTGCTGTATTGGTTGAAATATCTGATGAAATCAAGCTTGTAGAATATTCCCTTTTGCAGGCTGAACAATATGCATAACATTCCTGTTGAATATGTGTATCATATTCATATTTCCTGAGCTTCTTTCCGCAGAAAGGACAGAAAAGAGCCGTCTTTCTAATCAATATTTTATCAGTCATCTTGAGCCCCTTGATGAAACGTTATCTTCGTAATATATCTCGATTCCGGGAATAGCCGCTTTTTCCTTTAAACTTCTTACCGCCTGATTGATTTTAACCTCATCAAGTTTTAGGTATTCTTTAGGGATATCTTCAAAATTTGAGATCCGCCACTTCCAATCACGCCTCAAAAATGTTCCCTGAAGCTTTGTTTTCTCTGGAACAATCTGCTCTTTTAATGCTGGCTCTATTGCCTCTTCATTAAGAATCTCTTCTGCTTCCTCAATTCGACCCTCTTCTTCAGCCTTTATTGCTTCTTGTAACTTTCTTTCTTCCTCTTCCCTGGCCTTTCTTTCCGCCTCCTCTCTTTCTCTTTGGGCTCTCAATTCGGCCTCTCTTCTAGCCCTTTCTTTTTCCGCAAGGTATGGGGCAATCTGGCTTTTAAGATAATCTTCTGCTTCTCTCAATGGATTCTCAAACTTCTTTTTCTGTGCTATCGCTTCCTTGTGAGCCTCATGAGCCTTCTGAATCATTGGGTTAAAAACGCTGTTGATTTCTTTCTGTTTATTTTTGATAAGCAATAAAAACTGATTGCCCTTAAAAAGCTGGTCATCATTTGTAATGACAATCTCTTTTGCCATTTCTGGCAAAGACAAGACTTTCTTTTCAAGCTCTTGTAAATTATTCATTTCATTCCTCCTTAAGTTCATAATCATTTGAGGCATCCCATTTGCCAGTAGCGCAGCTAAAGCACAAACCTGTTCCTGCTAGTTTCCATTCAGGATAATTTCCACAAGCACAGCATAATTTTGATTTTTGGTTTGCAATTTTTTCCCAAAATTCTAATGGTCTTTCTTCTCCATTAAATTTCAGCTTTTTTTCTACTGCTTCTTTAGGATTAATAAACGTGAAATTATTCACCTCACTCCCCCTCTGGCTTTAACTCTTTTATCGACGTTCTAAAATAAGTGCTGGCATCCACGGAAAAGGCCTTTTTCTCATACTCTTTCGATTCGATGATATAGTTCCCGACAACAGCATTCTTCTGATATAAGAGCCCTGGCTTGTCTCCGTTGCCGATAAGTATTTTTTTCAGGCTTTTGTACTCTTTAACTTCAGTTCCTTCAAGCTCTTTCATCCTCTTGATTTTCTGCTCAAGCGATTCATCATCCAACAGCTCAAATCCCGGTCCGAAATCCCGGTCCGGAAAGCAGTATGTCAAAGCAAAGGGACATTGAGCGCACAATTCACAGTATTTTGGTTTGGGGATAGTGCCGGCCTTTACATTCTCTTCACATCTCTCAGCCCGTCGGATCAGGCTGTCTGCATAATCATAATCGAGTGGCAGAACCCAGAAGAGATATTGCCCGCTCTGCTTCTCATAATAGAACCATAAACCGGCCTCACTTCCATTGAAAAGCATGTAAGTCATAAGTTGCCCTGGATATTTCCGAAGCCAAAGCTGATCGGCCTGTGCAAGAGAAATCCCTTGTTCCTTATACTTCCGGATTGCTCTGAATGAATTAGCTGAACAAGTTTTATGCTCGAAAGGTAGCCAAGTTTTAGTGTTTGGAAGTCGTATCATTGCGTCCATATAGCCTACAATATTATATCTTTCCCACTCGAACCTTCTATTGGTTGCTTCCACAACTTCGATTTCAGCATCTTGGAGCCAGCGAATATTCGGCCGCTCAAGTATGTTTCCGATCCGGAATAACTTCTTCAGTCCATGTGATATCTTCGGCTTGAGCTCTCCTTTCAATCTGCATAAGGTTTGGAACGTATCGCACTCAAAACCAATATCAGAAGCGTTATTGTGGCCACGTGAGATATTATTGCTGATTCCAGATTCAATATGTGATTCTAGCTTATCAGTTAGTTGCTGTTCTATCTCTATGGCATTCATGACTGCCCATTTTCTGGAATTGCATCATCAGCTTCTTTCTGTGCTCTTTTTGCTTTACCATAAGCCGCTTGAATCCACTTGCTGGACGTGAGCTTCTTGATGTCATCTCTGAAAAGTTCCTTGCCATCTTTGGGGAATGTCGTAAACCGTTTCAATAGAAATTTCGCTTCCTCTTCTGCTCCAGCCGCCATGTTTAGACAGATATCCCACAGTTTCTTTCTGGTTTCTCGGTCTTTTTCTGTCAAAGTTGCCTCAGTTTTTTGAGAACCCTTGCCGTATTCTACTTTCTGGACTTTGGCTGTTTTCACGCCAGCTTTCTCAAGCATATCCCAGGTGATGTTCCGGAGTCCCAGAAGATGAGTGATTGAATTAACTACAAAGTTTGTGTACGAAGCTTTTAAAATGTTCGTCTCGTCTATCTCAAGGCTGTCCTTCCATTCCTTGTTGCTGTAAGCCCAGAACTTATCTCGCTGCGAGCAGGTCCCGACTGCCTCTATGGAATCATACTTTCCAGGAAGTGCCGCTGTGCCTGTTGTCTTATAAATGTAATACTTCCCTTTCGTGTCTTCTGCCATGAACTTTTCAGTTTTGATATCTCTCAATTTGATGCCGAATAATCTAGCAACCTTTTCGGCCCCGGAATGTACAAGATATGGATTGCCATTTTGATTTACCCAGTCCCTGTCTGTCGTTTGCTTTAGCGACATTTCGATCAACTTTGGAATAATCAGAACACGCCTTTGCGCAATCGAGATTAAATCCTCTGCTTCCTCAAGAGTAATGATTTCCTCATTGCCCAGTGGAAGCAGGCCTTCATTTTTTTCATTGTTCATAGTTCCTCCTTTATTTCCTTTTCTTGTTTGATAAGTTGGCTTTCAAAAGCTTTTTGACTCCCTTTCAGTATTTTCTCATTGCCTCGAACCATTAAAATCCCATATATTCTGCATAGCCATAAACGAAAATGATTTACATCAAGCTTCTTTTCTGCCTCACTCCAAAGATTATTAAAGCCATCAAAAACTTTTTTTGTAGAAAGCATTAATCCCTCCTTTATTGTTTTTTCCTAAGATCTCCTTTTACGTCGTACCAACCAAAGTATTCGTCAAGGATGTTCAGGACAGCTTCCCATGTTGTACATACGGTTATCTTATCCTGACTGTTTTCATAGTAAGATAATATCCAACCATTATCCGTTTGTTCGATTTTCATTTCAGGTGACATTGTTTACTCCTTAATGGTATCTAAAATTTCTAATAAAGCCTTCCTGCCTTGCTCCCATTCTTCAGAAGATATAATCGGTGGTTTTCGATATGGCAGTTCTAACATTTTTGCTTTTAATGCTTTTTGCTTGAAAGCAATATTAACTAACTTCATAAGTTTTTCTTTAGTCATCTCTCACTCCTATAGGCTGGGGAACGGGTCTGAATCAAGGCTGTCAATTTTATAAATGCCAGAATGATTCAACTTTTTAATTTTCCTGCCCCCAGCCTATTGTTTTCATATCCAATGCCTCACTATGTCATACCACATACAACCCAGCATAAAAGGCATAGCAAAAAGAGCCAATAGGATAGCCCCAAAGGTTTTCATCTAACCCTTCTCCTTCAACCATCCTCTTCCTTTCTGAAACCCCTCGCACTCAAAAACTGGATTAGGATAATTAGGGTCAAAGCCCTCATAAAACCAAACATGTCTTTTATGTCCTCGTCTCCACGCACATTCAATATGAGCAGAGCCAGGCACTTTCATTTTGAATTTACAATCCCAACATAATACTTTACTCATTTAAATCTCCATGAGCAATATATAATTCTTCAGGAGCAGTATGCTTTACATTATTTGATAGTATTTCAATAACCTCCTCTTTTGTACAATGTTCATTTAGATGTTTTTTGTACCGTAATCGAGCTTTTTCTAAATCAGATTTGGAAACATTCTTAAAACTGTTTTCTTTCATTTTAATCCTCCTCCACAGGATAAAAACCGATATATTCAAAGTCAAGGAGAGTGTCAGGATGCCCATCACGACCAATACTGAAATCAGCATTCTGCGGGTCTTCGTTAAATCTCAGGCAGAGTTCTTCCTCAAATTCCCGACAATCCTTTTCTCTCTCAAGCCTTTTAAGCTCAAAAAGATTGATTGCTGAATTGATTATAATGTCTCCTAGCGTTCTCATGGCATTATCCTTGAGCCGGAAGCCTGTCATCCAGAGAATAATGCTGAAATATCTTTCCATTCTCTAACAGGATTCTCTCTGCTTTGTGTGCGTAGATTGGAATGTCCGAGAAATAGCTTCCTGTAAATACAAATCGCTTGCCCTGATAATTATAAGTTTGCTTTGGCATGATTCCTCCTTTATTTTAATCCTAACTCCTTGATTTTTGTGATTATTTTATTCATATTAAAATCAGAAGGTATAGATTTACGATACCAAAAATGTTGATTATTTTTGTTATAAATTGGATTGAATTCATGAATTAAATATGCTTCGATCGTTGCAAAATCATCCCAATCTTCATAATTTAATCTTATTAATCCTATTGAAGTAATATCATTACCGTAATCAATATTATGGAAATGCGTATTTAATCTCGAACCAAGATTATTTGAAAGCCCAATATAAATTATGTTTTTTTCATTAAATAATAAATAAATACCTCGTTCATGAATAAGATAATTACACCAAAATAAATCTCCTGGTATTTCTATTAATTCATTAAATGGAAAATATTCATTGATAAGTTTTTCAATTTTTCTTCGTAATATACAAATATTATTTATTTTTTTATTTTTAATCATTAACTTAACCTATCTATTTTTTTTTGCAGTTCTTTGACTTCTTTTTGTAATTCTTGCTTTTTGACTTCATCAGGTTTTATCAATCCTAAATATTCAGCAACTCTCAAAGCAATTTCATCAGATGGATCTGTTATCCCTTTCTGCCAATTCAGTAATGTGCGATAAGTAATTCTGCAATCTTTGGCAGTCTTCCATTTTGATAGCCCTTTTTGCTTTAATAAATCTTTTAAATTATCGCCTGTAATTTTCGATTTAAGTAATATTAGGTCTTTGCTACCTATATTCATACTTCTGTGCCTCCTGGACTTGAATATATAGTATGTATCATATATGAATTATATAACACTAGAACCCCCTTGTCAATAGCCATAGCAAATTATTTTTCTCTATCCAATTCATGTAGATAGCACATGATTATCCATCGGATCATCCCAGAAACCGTTCTACCATTTTCTTTCGCAACCCGTCTTAATTTCTCTTCAGTTTCCGGAAAAAATCTTGTATGAACTGCATCACCCAGTTCTTTTTTCTTGCTCATTATTTCTCCTCATAATCTAATAATTATCAGTGCTATAAGCCCAGCCCCCAGAATCACGATAAGGCTCTGAATAGCAAGCGGAAGCCAGCAGCAGGGTGGGAACACTGGCAGAATAAGCCATACGCACATAAGAATAAAGCCCAATAATAGCTTTTTCCAGACTCTCATTTTTCCTCCAGGCATTCGGAATTCTCGAATTTATTACTTCCTCCTTTTTTTGACCAAGCCTCAACTATTTCTTTTGATCCCCAACTATCTAAAGGCATTTCATTATAGAGGAATTTAGCCCATTCTACGAGATGAGTTCTGTTAATTCGATCAGCATGAGTAACTGCTTCAACTAAATTATTTTCTAAAACAAATCTCAGAAAACTTCCGGGCATTAATCCATGTTCTAAATATAACCTTATCCCATCTCTCATGTGCTCAGGAATCAAGGAATAATCTATTTCATTTTTCATTTGTCCTCCTCATCAATATCATTGCAGGCCAAGCAATAAGCCAAGAAAAGGAATATCCCAGCTATCACCAGCATTCCCAGAAGAGCTATGATTTGCCACGTCATCTCTGATACTCCTTCCTGCGATCGGACTCTCTCATGTCACAGATAGCTTTCTGATGCTTAAGCAGAATTCTGAGTAATTTCTTCTGCTTATCGTCTAGCCCGATTATTAATGCTTGTTTTGGTTTATTCATTGTTACTCCTTATATAGAAGGGATAGGCAAACTGCTCATAACATTTTTAAGCACTCTTTTGCTAACACTATCCCTCCCCATATTTCAATTCAGCCTTTGCAATCTCTCAAATTGTTGCTTACTGTTATTGATTCTGCAATTCACATAATGCAAAGCCTTTACCAAGCCTTCCTGAGGGCCGTTCTCTTCGGCAAAAAAGCATATGTCTCTGCCATCCCCAGTCCTGATGAGCCAGCCATTATGAGCACCTACGATTTTAAATGACATTTTAATTACCCCTATATAGCCTCTTCATCGACATGAAATCCCTGACCAGCGGAACAATCTTCAACCGTTTCTCATCCATATTAATCATCAGGTTCTTGCAGTATGTCGCGATGCTATTCACCGCTTCCTCTTCCTTCCAATATTTCGGCTTGCAGATCGCCTTCGCAAACCGCCATGCCAGCATCTCATTCCTTATGGCATTAACCTTTTCCTTTCGCTTGATGAACCATATGGACAGCAAGTCCTGTGTCGCAAGTGCTTTATATACCGTGTTGGAAATATTTCTGACAGTGAAGACGTGTCCGAATTCATGTGCTAGAGCCATCTTCGGATGCTGATGATTCGAGTCTATGATAATCTTCAGTGCGTAATCGGAAATCCTGACTTCCGTTTCCCAGCCTGGGATATGGCTGATACTGAACTTCTTTAATGCTTTCTTTTTCATCTTATTATAGAGAAACAAGATGGAGTGTCTGCCCAGATCCGCTTGTTTCAAGCTCGTCATCCGCTACTCTTCGATATTGAATCGAATACGGTTTTTCGCTTGCCCGCGTATGTTGCCTTGTTTCACCAATCTCGGCCTCTAAATATCCTACTCCGCATGATGCTAAAAGTTTCTCGGCTACTTGACTCATCGCTTGGCGCGTCTTGTTTTCCAGGATTTTCGGCTCTGTTTTCTCTGTCTTGTTTCTCATCTCATATATAATTATAGACCTTTGTAACCCTTTGTCAAGCATTATTATTAGTTTTATGGAAATTAGTTTTTTCAGACTACCAGATGTTGTAGCCTAGTTCGTGGAAGGCACTAGAATATAATTATTTTGGATTATCTTGGTGAAAATGAAGGCTATCGCTTCTTCGGAAAGGTTTTCTTTACCTCTTTCGCAGGCGGGTCTAGGATTGGCCAAGCTTGTCCGACTACAAGCGGAGTGCCCAGCTCCCCAACCAAGTCCTTCAACAGCTTAACGTCATCCACTGACAAATCTATCTCATCATCCGCATTATGAATTTCAAGAGCAAGATTATGCCTATTGAACTTCTCTTCTGATGATAAAGGTTTGTCTCTTCCAGTCGTATCTCTCTTCTCTATCAGCAGGAAATTCTGGCAAAGCCGCTTCATGGTAAGCTCTACACGCTCTGTAACTGGATTGCCCTTCTCGTCCTTCTTGCCAGTCCGAACGTTCTCAAACAGAGCTTCCCCGTCGAAAGTTTTAAAAACATGATTTAACTTTATTATCATAGTTTCTCCTTTTATTTATATGCTATCATAAATATCCATTATCCTCAAGATATGCCTTTAGCGCCTTGAGCTTGTTGAATCTTGTCGTAAACCATGTGACTGAATAGTCTGGATGGACAGCGAATATCTTAATCAATTCGGCTTTCCGCTCTGTGTCATCTATGATTTCAGCCTTCAGCTCTTCCAATCTTTCTATATCCCTAGCAATCTCTTTAATGTCGCTTGCAAGCCGATTGACGCTTCCAATGACCCTTCCAAAATCTTCCCAAGATTGTAAATTTGCCATATTATTCTCCTTATGTTATCGCATCGTATAGCGGAACGTAGCCGACAAGCGCCTGGTTTTCATCATATATGGGCAACCTGTCAGTCACATTGCCCAGAGTCGTTGCCGACGCCGTCTGGTTTGTGCCTAACTCCCCATCCGATTTCACATAGAACCTCAATGCACTAGCCGCTCCTCTCACTCTGAATTTCTGGTCAGCCTGTGGAATTAATACCGTTATTCCCTCATGGTTCGCATTGTCTTCAGCCTCAATTGTGAATTCGTCATTTGTGTCTTCCATTCTCATTCTAGCATAACGAACAGCAGCTCCCGCAGTTATCCAACCGTAGATATAAAAGTAGGGATTACCAGCAGCAAGCCCCCACCAAAATCTAATATTCTGTGCAACATTGTATTGAAGATGTAAATTACCAGGAGCAACTCCTCCCATTGTTAAATGACCCGACCCAGCATTCGCATAGAAACTCACATATTCAGCTTGATCTTGGTCATATACTCGTAAATTACCAAAACCAGTTCCCTTACCTTGAATTCCAAGAATAGTATTTGTATTAACCCCCTCATCTGTCTGGAATACAAAATTACCATCATCAGTCTGGAAATATGCGTTTGCGCCATCGTGATACATGAACAGGCTATCCGAAGCATCATTAGCCCATATTCGCAATGTCGGGTCAACCGCTGGTGTCAATGCTAAATCATTGCCGATTAAAGCTCTGGGTAGAATGTTCAGCGTATAAAGCGACGGATCAAGCCCAATCCTTAAATCAGCGCCAGCGAGCCCTTCAGCCTGTGAGGTCTGAATGAGGTTATAATATGCCTGACTCTGCATCCTAATCTCAGGAGTGTCATCAGAAGCGAAGCTAAAGCCCAGATAGCTGTCAGTATCCAAGTCCACCAGAGCAACCCTAGGCTGTAGCGATGAGCCTAAAAGCCCCGTAAAGTCCACATCGATATCAGCCTCATCGCAGAAGATAAGCCCTCGCTTATTATCACCAGAAGCTCCAGTACTGACTGGAATGCCGAAAATCAATGCGTCATTTGTCGTCTCGTATCCGATAGAGCTATCAGCATCGTTCCCGAAGTCGATTGTCTTATCGTCAGAAAGTGGCACACAATCCTGAAGTATCTCTGAGCAAGAACAATCACTGTCGAGAATCGCTAAATAAAGCCTATCATCATAGCTATCGTTAATAATCATTCCAGCCGTAATATTTGGAGGCGCTCCAGAACCTATGCAAGGATCGCCTCCGTAATCATCCCTCCAATGAGTCGAGAAATCTCCTAAGGTCTCAATATAAATATTTCCAGTAATCTCTAGTCTATTGTTAGCTGAATCAAAGCCAATCGTAACATCCCAGTCATCACCGAATCCGATAACCTCATCATCGGATAGAGGCACACATGACTGAAGTATTTCTGAGCAGGCACATCCGCTCTCAAGTAGAGCCAGGTAAAGCCTGTTGTCATAACTGTCATTGACAATCATTCCAGGCTGAATACCAGAAAGCTCTCCACATGGGTCGCCTCCATAGTCAGCCCGCCAATGATTCTTCAGGCTATTGTATATGTCATCGCAGAAAGCCTCTCCGCCAACGGAGTCGGCGCCAGTTATTAAGTCTGCCATTTTAATCTCTCCTTATATGTCATCACAATCTATGATTATCTTGCAGGGTTCGCCATCCGGGAACTCATACTCATCAGCGCCAGATTCACCTGTGCAATCGCAAATATAGGCATACATCCTGTCCTCTTCGCTTGCGCTGTCCCATTCCAGCGAGCTTAAATCATCGCAGTCTGCAATTATCATGTACTGCCTCAGAAGCCACTGCAAGTCCACAGCCTCGATGTTTATTATCTGGTTCTGATAGTCAGCCTCAAGGCTTATGATGTAATATATGCGATAGCCCTTATCGCCTGCCTTAGCCCAGCTCAAACCATACGGGTCCTGAAATCGGAAGTTCGTATATATGTCCAGCGTATCAATCCATTTAATGGGGACCGGAAACGCTATAACCTTATCGCCATGCCCCATCTTCAGCAAATCATCAGTCAGCCGTTTTGCTATAAGCACAGCCGAATCAGTCCAGGGCAAATAATACGGCGTCTGGGATTCCATTTCGGCTTCGTAATCGGCTATGCTTGAGCCAAGATCATCCTCAAACGCTCCCTTATAAAAGCTAGCAGTCGGTATAAAATCATATTGACTCTTTATGCTATTGATTGCTATGGCAAGATTGTATCTTCGTTCGGCCGCCTCAAGCACGTCTATCTGGCTGAATATAACAATATTCGTTGCGAAGGCCGCTATGCTTTTCATCTCTATCTTCAACCGGCCGTCATTCGCAGTCCAGAGCTTAGCCCCGTATGAGAACAGTAGCTCCTGGAGTACCGCCTCCGCTTCTTGAGTATCCTGAATTATCAGCTTGCCGGACGTACCCGCTCCCAAAGCATCGTAAAGCACCGCAAGTGTATTGAAGGATGCAACATCGATATCGGCATTTGGCACGCCAATTATGAATGCGAGATAAAATAATATTACGTATGCCGGATTCTGGACGTAGCCAGCCCCGGAATTCCAGGGACCGAACATATATCCGGTGGCATTGAATGCGATCCTTCTATCGCCCTGATCGGCTACAAAATCGATATAAGTCCGCCCGCCATCCCGTTGTGCAATCGTATAATTGGCTGGAGCTATCAATACGCCATCTGAAAATACTTGTGATATGCCATGAAGAGTTCCGCGTGCCGCAAGATATGAAAAAGGTGCTCCTGAAGTGTCCACATATACAGCCTCGACCGCTCCTCTTGCGATATCTTCACATTCTCCAGTTGTCAAAATAGCCTTACCTATGATTTCAGGCATTTTTCTACCGACATGTTCGGGATAAATATTCGGGTATACAGCCATTTTACAAAGCCTTCCCTCTGAGATACTGAGTAAATGTTATATGTATATTAATTGCTCTAGCGTCCTCATCCAATGTATCGCCTGCATCGGCCGCCTTTCTGAAAAATCTTATAGCCAAATCATCGTCCTGCTCAAGATTAGCATGCAGTATTTTTGCTGTGAATGCAGTTCTTACTTCAACACTAGCCGCATGTCCTCCGGCGCTGGCCTGCGTTATCGTAGTCCCTGCTCCAGCAACAGCCTCACCAGCTTTTATCGCCTTATATTCTATTCCCCAAACAACCGCACCGGCATCGACGCTGTCATGCAGCCAGGAAACCGTTATTTCTATGTCAGTGGCCACGTCCCATCTAAATGGCACATGTTCCTGGCAGTATGCAGATTCTTCAGTGCCTTTATCAAAATCCAAGGTATAATAAAGTCCCTCAAAGCTTTCATTAGGAAAATTGGCAGCGGGCATTTTAAACCGTTTCGGATCGAGTATGAGATGCCTTAAAACCCTGGCTCTGATTGAGTTCAACCGCCTATTTATATCGGCTATCTGGAGTTTTATTCCTCTTATCTCATCGCCTATGTTCATGTGCAAACCTCTGGAGGCACTTTCATCTTGAAATACTTCTGTGTTACATCCCGAATTGTCACAAAGAATGATGTGCCTTTGAGCGAATAATCCACCACTACGCCCTGAAAGACAGAGCGTTTCCAGGCCTCAGGCTCATCGCACCAAGCATGGAATATTTCGACTAACTGATTCTTGAGAAAGTATCTTGCCAGCATCTTTGAGAATTCCTTGTCATGGTTGGCAAGCTCAATCGTCATGTCCGAAACTGAATACAGTCCAGTCCTGTCATCTATCGCACGGGTCACGAGAGAGCAGGACAATATGCGGCCGTCGTAGAAAGTCGATAATGAACGGCAACGTGTGTCAATCGGAGAATAGTATTTATCAACCGTAGTCCCGTCCTTCGCCTTCCATACCCAGTGAGTCAGAATAATAGGCTTCTTATTCTTAGCGGTTGAAAAAGCGATATCGCCACCTGCATCGCCATTGGCAGTGGGGGCTAAAGAACGCAATACTTTAGAATATGTAGCCGCTGGCCCAGTTCCAGCCATGCCTCTGCCATCATCAAGTTTTATGAGTGCGTTTATAGTGTTTGCATTATATTGCCTACCTAAATCTGTCCAGGTCAATCCATAATCTGCTGTACGCCATATGTTTCCATTCGCAGGTCCGGCTGTTCCCGCAACAGCTATTCCGTTCTCAAGGTTTGTTAGAGATTGACAGCTAATCGTTGGAAAGGTTGTCGCTACTGCCCAAGTAGCTCCATAATCTGTGGAGCGCAGGACCTCCCCTGGGTTGGCATTTGTTCCGGCTAACACTATTCCATTGCCCAAATAAGCAAGACATAATATTTCAGTGAAACCCCCAACCCCTACAAGCGACCAAGTAGCACCGTTATCTGTGGAACGGAATATTTCGCTGTCAGGGTTTGTTCCTGCTATTATTATATCATTGCCTATGTTTATCATAGCCCCAACTTTGCCTCCAGCTCCGCCCAACTGGCAAACGCCAGACCAATTTTCGCCATAATCAATTGTACGATAAATATTTCTATTAGGATTTGTTCCTGCTAATCCTGCCCCACCACCAATAGAAACGATTGATGTGACGCCGTTTTCTGCGGCTAATTGGCCTTCGTCTGTCCAGGTTAGTCCATAATCTATTGAACGAATAATTTTACCATCAGGTGTTCCAGTTCCTGCAACAATTATTCCCCAGCCAAGGTGAGCAAAACAATATAAGTAGCTTTCGTTAATTGGTCGTCCCAAATCCGTCCAGTTTTCTCCGTAATCTGTTGAGTGATATATGAGGCTTTTTGCGCCGGGTCCAAATCCGCCATATATACCCATCAGGACTTTCCCACCACCCAAATCGATTAGACATTGGATGCTGCCCTGATCGGCAACTGCATCGAAATAACCGAGGTCTTCCCAGCTTTCCCCTACGCCTGCCATTCTGTCCTCACAAAAGTTTTATCCCCGAAGTCAAAGTCTTGAGCTCCAGAGTCCATTCCCGAAGCTCCTTAGTCCAGCCGTGCACTAATCGCTGTGCATAGTCCGACTGGTTCTCGATTATCACATAATAGCATCTTGCCTTATATCCAGCCTGATAGCAGTCGCTTGCGTCATCGGGAATGATGATGAATTTTCCGCCATTCTGCTGGACTCGGATAAGGAATAATTGAAGCTCATCACGATTATTGACGTCATTTATATTCTTAAAAGTTAACGTGAAATGTTCCGCATAGGAATAATAGGCAGCCCAGTCCTGCCCATAATAGGTCTTCTGATTGCCCGTAAAGAACATTGGGCCATCTGCACGCCCTGGTTGCAAATGGACGTTATCCCCGAACTTGCACCACTCGCTCAAGACAACTTCCCCTGCCTCGACATATTCATCAGGATTCGCAGTGTCAATGAATTCAAGCCTATAATATTGCGAAGTCTTATCTATTTTCTTGCAGGAATTCTCGAATATGTTCTCATACTTATCAGAGCAAATTCCGTCAGACAAAATCCTGTCACGTAAATCGATAGTCCATGCAGGAGCGGCCTCCCAATCACAGCCGCCAGAGCCTAAAGATTCGCAGCCATCGGCACAGCCTTTCAAGGCAAATCTTTCTGGACTGGCAGTCAGATTATGATTGAATACTCCAACGAATGTGACATGCTGGGTTGACCCGCTTCCCGTCCCCATGTCTATACAAATCCATTCTGGATCGCCTGCAGAGCCTTTTCCCTCGAATCTTAAAGGCAGGGACGGCCTAGTATTATAGATATTATACATTTCATAGAATGGGCTGACATGAGAGCTCACAGAATCAAGAGTATCCATATCGATATAGTTTTCAATCACATATGCTATAGACATTTTATGCTACCCCCATGATTTCTTTCAGCTTTGTCTTTCTCGATCCAGTCTCCAAGAGTGTCATCAAAGCTGGAAGCACTTCTTTCTGAACATGCTTTCTAGTGAAGTTAGGATCGACTTGATTATTGAACTGGAATACTGGTTGAAGGTTTATCTCTACATTGGTATTTCTAGTAACGCCTGGAGCTCTCATTTCTGGGATATTAATTGATGGCACAGATATTTTCGGTATTACAAACTCTCCCTGATGAAGCATAGCAAGTCCTGTTTTCGGAACAAGACCACCAAACTGATAGCCACTTCCTGGTTCTGCTTCTGGCTCTGCTACTATGCCACCTTTGCCCCATTCTCCTGGAAGAGCATATTCCTTTGCTGCCTTATCGAAAGCCTTTTTCGCTTCTATGGCTGCCAATTCTGCCATTGTTTTGACATGCTTAGGGAAAAGCTTATCGAGTAGACTTACAGCTCCAAGAAAGGCAGTGAATACCACAGCTTCCACAGCCAAAGCAGTAGCAAATGATGCTGTAAGGGCTGCTCCTGCTGTTTCTCCTCCTGCTCCTGCGGCAGTCGTTGCTGCGCTGCCCATTGCCGTTCCTGCATTAGTGCCACAAACAGCCGATGCGGCTGTAATCGCCCCACAATTCGCCGCCGTTTCAGATACCAGTTTTTTAAGAAACTTCGTTACCCAATCTGCGACCATATCGACTATCATTCCGATAAATGAGCTCTTGATATCGCCCCATAATCCTGATAAAGCATCGTTCAAATCAGAACCAGTCGTTAATATGCTCCCTGCGAAATTGCCGAAGGAT